GTTAATAATAAGTACTTCGGTGTTATTACCGTAAGAGGTATTCAAGTATTTAACAACGATACATTGAGATAATCTCATAAAAAAAACAAAACCAAAAAACCTTCGAGAAATCGAGGGTTTTTTTTTGGTTTAAAATTAAATGGATTGTAAGTTGTTTTATATCATATTTATTATTATATTTGATTTATGAAAAGAATTTTAGATAATAAAGATATTGAAAATATAATAAGATTATATAAAACTGATGTTAAAAGTACGCATAAGTTAAGTGAAATGTTTGGTGTTGGTCATAAAAAGATTTCACAGGTATTAAAAGAGAATAATGTTGAAATAAATAAAAAGGGTGGTCAGGAAAAAATTGGAAATAGTGATATTATTGAAAAATCTAAAATAAATCGTTATGTGACAGATACAATTGGTCATAAATTAATTGTGGTATGTAAAAAAACAAATAAAATCTTTGATGATGTAAATAATGTATCTGGTTGTTTGACAAGACATATTGTTGAAACATATGGTGATGTTGACATTCCGGTCACAAATTACCAAAGAAAAAAATATGAACATATCAATAATAAGAAATGGTTTGAAGAATATTTTGATATAAGAGAAATACTAAAAAAAGATTATAGGAAATGTTGTTTATGTGACTGGGAGACTACTGATATTGAAAATAAAACTGGATGTTTTGAGACTCATATCAATAGTGTTCATAAAATAACATTAAATGAATATTTAGAAAAATTTCCACAAGATATTAAATACCATAAAACTTATTTAAAGGAAAAAGAAAGAATTACTGAATTTTTAGATGAAAAAAATTATGTGAGATGTAAGTTATGTGATCAAAAAATGAAAACAATCACCAATAAACACCTTATGGAAAAACATAACATTTCTTGTTATGATTATAAGATAAAATTTCCAAATGAAATATTATCATCAAAATTGACTAGAAGTAAAATGAGTCATAATACTAAGATGAGTAATATTAATATGTCTCCAACATGGTCATCAAGTGGTGAAATTGAGTTAAGGGAATTTATTGAATCTTTAGGTTTTAAAACTGAAAAGGGTAAAAATAGAAAAATTTTAAATGGTAAAGAGATAGATATTATAATACCAGAGTTTAAAATTGGGATAGAGTACAATGGTTTATATTTTCATACCGAAAAAATGGGTAAAAATAGTTCATATCATTTGAATAAAACAATTGAATGTAATAAAATTGGTTATAAATTAATTCAAATATTTGAAGATGAGTGGGTTGTAAAAAAAGATTTAGTTAAAAGTAAAATTAGACATATTTTAAAAATAAATAATGGTATTAAAATTGGTGGAAGAAACGTTATCATAAAAAGAATCGACTCATTATTAAAGTCTAATTTTTTAAACATAAATCACATACAAGGAAACGATAATTCAAAAATACATTATGGTGGATTTTATAAAAATGAATTAATTGGTGTGATGACATTTAACGATAAAAGAAATATGACAAAAAACAAAGATGAACAATATGAATTATCAAGGTATTCAATTAAAGAAGGATATGTTGTTAATGGGTTGGCATCTAAATTTATAAAAACATTTAAAAATGAATATTCCCCAAAAAATATTATCAGTTTTGCTGATAGAAGATGGACATTAGATCCTGAAAATAATTTATATATTAAAATGGGGTTTAAATTAGTTGGTATAAACAAACCTACCTACACTTATTACAATTCAAAAAAAAATAAATATAAACGTTTTCATAAATTTGGTTTTGGAAAAAACTCTTTAAAATTAAAACATCCAGATTTAGATTTTACAAAATCAGAAAAAACATTAATGAATGAACTTGGTTATGAGAGAATTTGGGATTGTGGGATGTTTAAATATGAATTATTTTTTGATTAATAATTTTTTTTAACTATATTTGTGTAATGGGAGAAATTGAATATGAAAAGTTACGTTTGGATGTTTTACAAAAATTAATTGAGGAACGTGGTATTGAATGTAAATCAAATAAAACAGAAATAATAAAACATCTTATAATGGATGATGAAGGAAAGTATATTAGAGAAACAACATATGAAAAATACGATAAAGATATGTTCTTATGTGGTATTGACATAAAAAATCAAAAACACATTATGGACATGAGTAAACTAATAGAAAAAAAAGAAGCAAAAAGATTTAATATGTATTCAAATAATAGAATACATTATATAACAAAACAAAAATTAATGTAATGGAGTGGAATGAGTATTTTTTAGGTATTGCAGAACAAGTAAAATTAAAATCAAAAGATATTAACACACAGATAGGTGCAGTTATCGTTGGTAGTGATAAGGAGATACTTTCTACGGGTTATAATTCATTTCCAAGGGGTTTGGATGATACGAAAGAAGAACGTCAGGAAAGACCTGAAAAATACTTTTGGATGGTTCATGCCGAAGCAAATGCAATATATAATGCTGCGAGAGTTGGAACACCAATAAAAGACTCTTCAATGTATATTACATCAGGTGTACCATGTATGGATTGTGCAAGAGGGATTATAAACTCTGGTATTAAGAAAGTATATTGTAAACGAGTTTGTACTACTACAAATAAAGATATGTGGGAAGAACACCAAAAACGTAGTATTGATATGTTACATGAATGTGGTGTGGATGTTATATTTTATTAGGTAATTGATCGTAATAATTTTTTAATTGATGTTCATATTCAAAATATTTTATATTATCCGGTGGGTTATAATTAACCATTTCTCTACCTTTAATAACCAAACCATCATAACCTAAATCTAACATTTCAGTTCTTATATCAGTTTGATTAAAAAATTCATTAGGTTTATATGAGATATTACGTTCTTTACACCAATTATTAATTACATTTTGAAGAAAGATTTCTGCCAAATTTGTATCATGAACAACTTTTGGTGTTTTTGGAATTGCGTTTAATACGAAATAAACTTTACCGTATTTGTTTGCCATGTCTTTATTACCTAAAAACGCAGTATATAAACCAGAACCAAATCTACCTCCACCATTGTTTTCTTTTCCAAGTTCTGTAACACCACGTAATGTCACGTTTTTACGTTTCCATTTGAGATAATCTTTATGAGATTGTTCGTATAATATTTTAAATTGATTTTCTGTTATAATTATTTTCATAATAACGATTTAATAATTCTATTAATGTAGTTTGGTGGAGTTCTTTTTATGTTATTTTGATTGGTTACCGAACCTTTAATCCATTCGCTTAAATCACTAATTTCATTATAGTCAACATCAGTATCATCATCAATTAAATCAACGTATTTACTCCAAGTCTTATCATAACCTTCCTTTGTCATCATTTCTAAAAAATCAGCTGCCATTGGGTGTTTTTTTCTTATAAAATCAATAACTTTTGGTGAAATGTGTTTATTTAAATTTTTTAATAATATTTCATTAATTTGTATATAATATTTATTGATTAATTTTGTTATTTTTAATTTTTCTAGTATGATTATAAAATATTCTTTTTCATCTTTTCCGATGTATCTTTTCACATCATAAACTTCAGCAAGATGTTGTGGTGTTTTTCCAATTAATTTATTTGAATTAACCGCTTCGGTTTTATCGGTAGTTATTTTTAATACTTTATCGTTTCCGATGTCGTATGCCATTCCAAACTCACCACCCTTACCTAATTTTCTATGTTTTAATTCTGTGAATTTTTTAATTATTTTAGATAAACTTCTATTATCAATATTAAGTTTTGTTTCATCTAACTCTAAATTTTGTACATCAGTTTCAAAGTTTTCAAAAAAATTTCCAAAACCAATATCGAAATAACCTATATTACCATTCTTTTTAAAACCGATATTATTTAAATTAACAAAATCTTCAGAATTAATATGATAATATTTTAATTCATCGATTATCCCAATAAATTGATTAAAAACCCATAAAAGTTTTTTATCATCAATTTTAACATTAGGTTTATCATTATAAACATAATAATTAATCAAGATTTCGGATACATAATCAATATCATTACTTTCAGTTAAAATTAATTTTTTTAATTGTGATTCGTTTAATAAGATTTTCATATTAATTAAAGTTATTATATTAAAAAACCTTATTTATCATTTGATAATTTAGTATCTTTTATGAATTTAGTATGAGAATTTTTATAAGATTTTTGTGATTCATCTTCCACATCTTTTGTGTATTGCCAGTTCCAATATAAATTATCGTTTGGTTTGAAACCATAAAATCTATGTACTTCTTTTTGTAGATTATTTACATTTTCACCATTCCAATTTTGACCAACACATATATAACCAGTTTCAATATCTTTTATTATATTAGTTTCTCCAAGTGTTGTATGTCTATTCTCCAACCAATTTAATCTTTCAATTAGATTTTGATAATACATATTAGTTTGTCCCCATCTTATTGAACTAAAAAAAATAACAGTATCAGATTCAAACAATTCTTTAGATATTTTCCATAACTCGTCAGATTTGTTATTGATATTCACCCAACATCTATGATGTCCTGTTGGGTTCTTATTTTTATCTTTAAGTTCCGCATCTTTTAATCCACAACTATTACCGTCTTTTCTTGATACATTACCTTCACAAGGTAATATTTTTAGGTCGGTAACATCAATTAAAACACAATCATCACCTAATTCTTCTTTAATATACATCGCTAATAATTTTGACTTAGGTATATCAATATTAACTTCATCAAAATTATATCTATTTGAACAACTTAATAATAGAATTTTTTTCTTTGTTTTAAGAATATCTATTGTCTTTTTTATTGACTTCCAAGCATCTGATTGAACCATTTCCTCGGAAATCATTATTTGTCTTATTCTTTCTATATTTTCGTTTAAATTCATATTAATATAAATATAATAAAAAAATAAATAAATTTTACCATATTTTACATGTCCAATATGAAATTTTGTTATATTTATAATAAAAGGTAAGTTATGATAATTTATAAATCAACAAATAAAGTTAATGGTAAGATATATATTGGACAAACAATTAATAGTTTGGAATCAAGAATTAAAAATCATATCAAAGAAAGTAAAAAAGAAAATGTAATAAGACCATTTTTAAAAGCAATAAAAAAATATGGTATTGAAAATTTTTCATTTGAAATAATTGATCATGCAAATAATTTAGACGAATTAAATGAAAAAGAAATAATTTGGATTAGTGAATTTAATTCAATTTTACCTAATGGTTATAACATAACTGGAGGTGGACAAGGTAAAAAATTAAAGACAACAGATGAATTTAAAAAAACAATATCAGAAGGATTAAAAAAATCAGAAAAATGGCAAAAAATATTACAAAGTGAAGAATATCAAAATAAAATAAAAAATAATTTTATTGCATTTAATAAGGGTAAAAAATTCACAAAAGAACATAAAGATAAAATTTGGGAAGGAAATAAAGAACGAATTTTAAAATATAATAAAAGTACCTCTAAAGAATGGATTATTGTTGATGTAAATAACAATATAAAAAGAATAACAGGAAAAGAAGAGTATTTTAAAAATTTAGGGATGGATTCTGGTAATATGAGTAGAATGGCAAATAAACTAAATAAAAATAAAGTAATTAAAAGATATAACGGATATTATTGTTTCATTAATAATGGGGAATCTGATGAGATAATATTAAATAATGTTATAGAATTAGACAATATTTATAAAACAGAGTTTAATATTTATAATAAAATAACACAAGAGACTAAAATAATAAAAAAAGATGAAATATATTCTTTCTGTGTGAGAGAAAGTCATGATTATTCATCTTTTTTAAGAATGATTAAAGGTAAATTTAAAACATATAAAAATTGGAGTCTTAAATAAAAAAAAATATCTTATAAAATTATAATTTTATAAGATATTTTTTAACTACCAGGCTCTGCAACTCCAGTAGCGCGGGCGATCTCTTGGACCTGGATTATCACATTTCATTCTTGCTCTAAATGATTTTCTTCTTTCTGGATTATTTTTCTTAATAACCATTCTTTTACCATGAGCTGATTTACCACCAAAACCAAAGTTTACTTTAACGACTTTACCTTTATCATTTTTAACAAAAACTCTAAATTTTTTGATGTCTCCCTGCATGATTTTACCCAACTGAACTTTTCTACCTTGGTATTCGGCTTCATTCAATAATTCATCAGGAATAAAATTAGTGTTTTGAACTGACCCAAATTCATCTTCAAAGATGATATCATTATTTTCATCAAATTCATTTAAAGAATGTATTTCTTTTAAAATTAAATTTGTAATGTCACTTATAATTTCTTCATTATAATGAGTTAATTTAGGGGTATTACCAGTACCACTTTTTGGGTGTGTTTTTTCTGCGTTTCTTTTTTGATTTGTCATTCCTTTCTTTTCTTTTTTTGTATATGAACTAGCGGTTTTTGGGGTTTCTTTTGAAACTTTTTTGGATGGTCTACATTTTGGGTAACTTCCATCTGCTGCTTTCTTTCTTCCACATGGTGGATGTTTTCCATTAACCTTTTTGCTAACATCTACCCACTTTTCTTTAAACCATCTATTAAGATCTTCTTTTAAAACCTCACCAGATTCTAAAGATTCTTGAATATATTTTAAATCTTCTTTATTTACTAATATTTTCATTTTATATATTATTTAACTGTTCTCCATCCACCACCTTTGGATTTATATCTTTTAGATGCGGCACCATTACAATATGCACTTGGACAGACTTTGTATTTAGATCTTGCCCACGCTAAACAACTAGCCCATAATTTTGAATTTGTTGGTTTATGTTTTGCTTCATCAATTTCCATTTCTTCATTAAGGATTAATTTTAATTGTTCTTCTGTTATTATTATTTTCATAATTTATTAATTAATATATGCGTTTAGTTCGTATTTTTTACCCAAGTGAGTTACTTGTATTTGTAATGCTTTTCTTTGTTCTTTTCCGTTTTTGTAAAGGGTTATGGTAAATCTATTTGTTTTACCATCTCTTGGTCTAGCAGGACCCAGTCCTATTTTGGTTGATGTTTCATCTTTATCATATTCATAACCTCTTGATTCTGCGTATTCTAATGCTGAATTTATTGCGGAGGTATAAGAATCATGGTATGTTTCATAATCAGATTTTGATTCATTTAAATTTTGTTGTTCAAAATAACCTTCCATAAAATTTGCAACTTCTTCGATGTCATCTTTTGATGTTGTGATATGATCTGCTGCCCAAGCATGTTCACCAGTTATTAATTTATCAAAACCTGGATGATGTTTAAAATTTAATATTTTTTCAATATCATTTTTCATATTTATTAAATTAGAAAGAACCATATAAGTTCCATCATTTTTTTCTTCTTCCATTTGTTCAGAAAGAATTCTTTTTAATTGTTCTTCTGTTATTTTAATTTTTGTTTTCATAATATATAAATACTTATTTTTCTGATACAATTTCAAATTTTATTTGATCTTTATAATAAATTTCTTCTGTATGTGTATGACCTTTAAATTCCATATAATATTCTCTTGGAATTAAGTAATTGGTATCTAAATAGAAGGAATTTTCATTGGTAACATCTAATTGTGTCCAATTGTAAACAATGATATCGGTATGTCCTTCTTTTACAAAAAGTCTATAATAAACTTCTTTAAATAATTGTGTTTTTGGTGTGTCTATTGATCTAAATGAAACAACAACTTTTCTTATATCACCTTGTTTTATTTTATCGGATTGTTTTATTCCAAAATATTGTATTGAGTATCTTTGTAGTTCTGTTTGATTACCTCCAACTGTAAAATTTGCGGTATATGGATTTGGTACAAATTTTTGTGTTACATCATTAATTAATATACCATCTATGCTTATTGATTTCCACTTATCATAGAAGAATCTTCTACCATCACAAATTTGTCCTGAGAGACCCAAGGTGACTTTATAAATACCTTTCCTAACCTTTGTTGTGGTTAATCCTGTAAGTGTTGAAATTGGGGTCTTTGATGTATCTAATATGTCAACAGTAGGAAGGTAATCTAAATCATAGAAATTAGTTCCTTTTGTAACATATAAATATAAATTTTGTGGTGTTCTTTCTATGAATAATTCTCTATCATCATCTATTTTATCATCAAAAATTGTTTCCACAAAAGGTTCAAAAAATGTTTGTGTGTATTTAGTAAAAAAGGCAACTGATTGTTCAAGGGAATTTGTTATACTTTGATATGGGATATCGAAAGCTAAACCCAATCCATAATTGGTAGAACCTCCGGTTAAAATACTATTAATGTAGGATGTGATATCTGACTTAATATTTTCATTACCATTATCAAAATGTATTTTGGTTATTGTATTTGCAGTTAATTCATAAATACCTGATTTTGTCCAACCACTTAATGTTGTTTTATTATACCAGTTAGATGGTTTTGCGTCATATGTATGATTGTCTATCGATATATCTGAAGTGTATTCATAATCATACCCTGTTCCTTCATCCCAATATTCATCTATTCTAAAAACAATTAAATCAAAAGAACTAGTTCTTTGTTTTCCAGTACCCTTAATTTCATTTCGCATTGTTTCATCACCAAATATCGTATTGGTCATGTTAAGATAATGTTTCGTATTATTATCTAATATAAAATCACCATTATTTATTTTGGTTTTTAATTCATTTAAATCTACTTTAAAAATAAATTTTGAAAATCCATATCCGTAATATAATTCAGTTGCCGGAAATTTAGCGGTATTTACATACGAATTTTTAATTATTGTATTGTTTTTTTCAAAATATGAACGATAATATGACATCTTTTTTTATTATAAATATCTCAATTAGTTGATTCTAATTGATTTATTTAAAAGATCATTTTCAATACTATTTAATAATTCGTTTAACTTTGTGTAATTGGGGTCGCCCTGTACTAACGGTCCGACCAAATTATGTTGATGACTTAATAATAAGTCAATTATATGGTATAAGATTTTTAATAAATTTTCACCTCTTACAAAAGAATAAGTTTTAGGTTGAATTTTTGTTATGTAGTCTTCTTGTGTAAAATCATATTTATTTAAATCATTAAAATCAATTACCTTATCCGTTTCATTTGTATCGGTGGATAAGAAATAAATTTTATCAGACACTATTGATCCAAATGTTTGTTCTGGTGAATTATCATTTATTTTACCATATTCAAACATGGTTTCTTTTATTTTGGGTTTTGGTATTGCTCTTTCTTGTGACCATACCATACCAGAACCGGGTCCAACTTTACAAACTTCAATATTTGATATGAATATGGTTCTATTTTTGTTTTCAACATCTGTTGTTAATCTTTTAATAAATTCAGAAGATGGTCTAAAATAGAAAGGATGTATATCCTCGTTAGGATAAATAGAGTACGATGGGTTATTTAGTTTTAAATCATTTATTGTATATTTTAAACCTAAGTCATGTAAACTATTGATAGTGTGTCTAGTTTCAATATAAGCGTTATTTAAAGAATTGACAGGTATTGAAAAAGTTGTTGAACCAGTTGTATGAATAAATTTGGTGAATCCTGTATTAATTGCGGTAAATTGATTAAAAACAGATGAGTTATATGAATCCCCATTTACTTTGCCTCCATCAACTTTATAAATATAAAAATTAACATTTGATGGGCTTGTTAAATTATCCAAATCATATTCAATAATATATTTTATTGTTGCAGAATCATATGTTACTTCAGTTTTAATATCTGCGATTAAATCCATTTTTTTTGGGAACTTTTTTAATGTGATCTTCGCCAACTTGTTACTCATTAAAGGTTGTTGTAACATAGTTTTTCTATCTTTTACACTAGCAGCATCTTTTGATAATAACTTACCCCCTCTTAATATAATACCACCATCTGTAAAAATTAAATCAGAACCAGATTTACCGTATATTGCATAATCTTTTTCATCTGCAAATGAGTTTTTTGATCTATCATTTGTATATGTATTATTTTTTGAATTTATAATATCTGCAGAATGTTTTACGTGAATACCATATGTGGTATTTTCAACTTGTTGTGAATATGTTTGAGTATTATAATCGTATCTAGTTGTAAAAGGTCCGGCAATATATTCTTGGTTAACAGTTTCTTTATCTGGATTATAATTGATAATTTTAACCGCTTGTTTTTCTAATGGAATGAAATTAATATTTGTTGGTAGAAATGGGCAACATACAAATGGATCTTTATCTCCCCATTCTTCATATTCAACCGATTTTTCTTTTTCACCAATGTAGTCATTATAACGAACCGCACGTATTCTTCCAATACCTTTTGGGTCTTTATTATTTATACATATTCCAATATCTATTATTTTCATTATTTTATAATTCTTTTCCCTATTTCATCATTAACTTTATCATATAACTCTTCAACACCATCAAGATGTCTTGTTAAGTCAATAATCAATTCTTTTGTTTTATTGAACTCTTCATATAGTTCTTTTTGTGCAATAAATAAATCATTATTTGATTTATCTTCTATATTTTCAACTATTTCAATTAATTTTTTCTTATCCATATTATAAAGATTTTCCTGCCAATGTCATCATACCCGGTAATATTGTTCCAGGTCCTAATGGTGTTGCAACAATAATTGGTAATGAATTTGTTGAACTAACAAAACCGTTTGCATCTTTTTCTTCTGCATGTCCATCCATAATTGATTTAATCATTGTCTGAAGATTATTACTTTCACCAAATATTGGGCCCATATTAATACCAGCAGAAGACATTTTTTCGGATATATTCATACTAGCTCTTTCGGGACTATAACCGGATTGTTTGTCAGCGAACATTAATAACAAGTTAGGTATTTTTATTGGTCCATTTGCGGTCAATGCTCCATTTATACCTGCAATTACAGCATTAAATAAATCGTAACAATTATCTAACCCATCTTGAAGTACTTTAGTAAGAAACGCAATTAATGCTGTTATTATTATGTAATACTTTTTTAATTTACCTTTAAGTATTTTTTTTGCCGTCTTTTGTAAAAATTTTAAAAGTTCTACTTTAATTAACTTCCAAAATTCCCTCATAAATAACCAAAAAATGTCTTTAATAATTCCATAAAATAATTTCCATAATTTTTTCATTAGTATTTTTAAATCAATTGATGCTAAATTATTTTTTATTATTTTATATACTAAAACAATTGGGAAAAATATTTTGGGTGATAAAATTGCAGTTATCATTGCTTTAGGTACATTTAAAATATAAAGATTTTGTAAATTAATGTTGAAATTGATTGTTGGTAAAGATGATTCTGATTGTGAAGATGCATCATTAGCCACTTTACTAAAAGTACTATCAATAACAGAACCAATTGGTTTTTTATCAATGAAATATACGAAATCCTCAATCATCTTACCATTTACAGGAACTTCAAAATTATTACAATCTTTGAATTTTAAAACTCTTCTTTTTTTTGTATCTTCATCATCTATATCAATACCCTCAACATCATCAAAATTAAAATATGATTGGATGTCTTCATCATTTTCATTAAACAATTTTGTTGGGTTATGATTTGTAAAATGTTTTGGATTTAATGGTGGTCCACAGACAGATAATAATTTCTTAATAATTCTTTGAACTTCATTCATCGCATCTAAAAAAAAGGATGGTTCAGTTCCGTCTCCTTGTATTGTCATTAACATTGCAGTTTTAACAATATCTCGTAATTCTGGTAATTCAATAGTTGAAAAATAATCTGAAAAAAATTCGCCAACTTTTGGTTGTGTATTTTCTTGTGTTAAACCTGAAATCACAAAATGTTGATTAGGTGCACTCCAAGTTGATGTAAATAATGTTTTATTATTATTTGTATTAAACTGATATGGTGAACCATTAAAAGAGTTATAAAAATTTCTATTTACTTTCTGTTTGCCTTTATCAGGTGATGATGCTTCATACATTATTTTACCAGACGCAGATGAAGGTTCTACTGTAAACATTTTTAATAGATCAAACTCATTTGGGGTTAACGTTAGTTGATCTATATTAATTGATGTTAGTGTACCACAAATCCCATCTCCAGCAAAAAAAACTTTATTTACATTATCTGAAACAATTTGTCTAGTTGAACTTAAAGTTTTTTTTGCTGCAGTATGTGCACTATCTTTTAAAACCCCTAACGCTGATTTATCTTTTCCTGCATTTTTATTTTGACCTAAAAACCCGTTAGAAATATCAAGTAAATCACCAAAAATATCTTTATTGGAATTTGATGTTTTTCTTTTTTGTTTATCTAAATAAGCAGATAATTTTTTACCTAAAATAGCATCAGTTGATGGTAAATCTTTGAGGTATTTTTCATCAATACTATCTGTAAATGCTTTTGGGTCATCATTTATTTTTTTGATGGCCTCAAGTTTTGATTGTATTTTGTTTTTAGTACTTTTAACGTCGCTCATTATAGTGAATATGAAGTTTTTGATATATTTTTATCATCATCATTAACTAATTTATCTAATATTGCTCTATCTTCATCAGATAATGTAAGTTTACCAATTGGCCCACCTCCATTACCTTGACCTTGTGTTTGTTTTAATAAAACACTCTGTAATTTAACTAATGATATTTTCTTTTCTGCACATTCATTAAGAATTTTTTGTTGTTCTTTAATTACAGGTCCAATCATACTCATATCCTCAGCATCTTTCATAAACGCAAGCATTTTTTTCATAATTAATGATGCGGTATTTTTTTGTTCGATAATGTCATTATAAATTTCTTGCATTAAAGATAATGCAGAATCGACATCTAATGATATAATATTTCTTTTATTTGCCATATCAATAAATAGATGTTTTTTTATTTTATAACATCTTCTAATATACCATTATACATTTTTTTATAACGTTTTAATGCTAATCTTATTTCTTTTGTGGATAAAGATGTCATTTCTCTTAATGATAAAAGTATTAAGTTTTTATTAAATTTATTACCTCCACCAATTTGAAATATTTTATTAAAATTAGTGAAAATTTCAAGTAATGCATAACCTAATTTTCTTTCATTTTCGTTCATTTCTTCGTTTTCCATGAATTCTTCTAATTCTACCACTAATTTAATAATGACATCAGAATAATCAATTACTTCGTAATCTATTGTATATGACAAATGAGGACTTTCTTCTATTTCGGAAGAAATATCCTCATATGATATACTTCTATTACTTTCTTTGGTGTCTTTTTGAATTGCACCCATCAAGTAATTTTTACAAATTGTACCAAAATACGAATACGCCTTCGTATTTTGGGTATGGTCAAATTTGTTTAATTTTGTCATTAGAAAAGACCAAGTATCTGTATGATTTTCATCAAACGATATACCTTTTCTATATAATTTATAGCGTCGAATAATTGATTCGATCATTATAATCAGGGGTTCTTTTAAATATTCATTGAATATCTTATTCCTTTCGTTTTCGTCTTCAGATTCTAGATATCTTACTACCGCTTCTTCTTGTTGAACCCCAAAATATTCTTTTTGGGTTCTTTTTTTTGGCATTAAGATGGAACATATGTTAATTCTCGTTTATTTTTAAAGAAAAATTCTTTTTTTGCTGAATCTATCCAAAACTTAACTTCTTGTTCAGTTAATTTTTCGTTTTCAAATGACCAAAATAATGAGTCTTCTCTTAAATTAACATGTTGATATCCAACACGTGGAACTGTCATTATTTTAACTTGATTATTAGTTAACCTTAATAAAAATTCATAACCAAATGTTAACTTAATATTTTCTTTAAACAACCCATTTTCTTTAATTACTTTAGTTTTATAAAGACCTCCACTTGTTTGATAATTTTGGAATTCCAATAATGTACCATTATCGATAAAACCTTGTTGGTCGGTAAAACCATATGCCCAAGATGATTCATTTGTAAAACTTAAAAAATTACCATCTTTATTAACATCTCTAATGATTGGAAGAAATACATCAACATCAGTATATGATTTGATATGTTCATTCATTGATTTTAACCAAATTGGTTTGAATACGTCATCAACTTCTAATATTGTAAACCATTCGGTGTCGCATGTTTCAATACCTTTATTAATTTGTGAACAAAAATCTGTTTGACCTAAATTAACAACAAAATTTATTTCTAATTTTTGACCAAAATCAATTTTACTAATTTCATTTTTAATGTTAGCTGGACAAATAATCAAAACTTTAACATCATTATAAAATGTGTTCATAGAATCAATTGCAATTGATAACATTTCCTTATATTCTTCATTTAATTTGTGTACAGGAATTAACACACTTATTTTTTTATTTTCCATTATATAGTTTCTTTGTTTATATTTTCAATCCCTTTTTCGATTGATTCTTTTCTTTTATTTTTTATCGATCCGAAAATAGATAAAACATTATTTTTAGTTACATTTGTATCATATGGTAATAAAGTGTCTTTCATTTTACTTTTAACCTCATCAGTTAAATCAATACCATCTAACCAAGATAATAAGAAAGTTCCCAAAATATCAACAAGATTATTAACATCATCTGTCCACATACCATTTTCACCTAACCAATTTGGTTCTGTATCAGGAATTTTACCAATTACAGGTACTTCACATTTCATTGATTCAAGTGGAAATGTACCAAATGTAGAATCATCATCAACCCATAATGAGACAACACATTCTTTTAATGCCCCACTAAAGTCTTTGTAACTCATTTGTACCATATCTCTGAATGTGATAAATCTAAGTTGCGGATATCTAAGATAGAATTCAGATATTAATCTTCTATGAATAACTCTATCTCTACAATTAATTGCAACCAATGGTTTAATTGGGGTTTCTGAAGGTGTAAAATTATCACCAATTATTGGTGGTATAATAAACACTAATGATTCTGGAAAATTTTGTAAAATATACTTTTTACTTTCTTCTGTTGTAGTTATCACTCTATCAAAACCAAAGTCAATCCATCTACTACCAACTGGTAAAGTTTCAAAAATATAATTTTTTTGTTGGACTAACATTACTTTACTACATTTAACATTAGTTAATTGTTGTAAAACATTTGAATAGTATTCAGGTACAACAATAGTATCATCAATTTTAATTTCAGGTCTGTCTTCTTTAATAGACACAACTTCTAATTTACTATAATCGTCACCTAACCAAGGTACGCCTCCATATGTTTTATCCTCAACAAGTATTTTTGAAGTAAATCCATTATTATTCAATGTTAATGCCATATCATAGATATGTTTAACTGACGCTCTTGGGTTATTTTTTGTATCATACGTTAAGAAATATATGACACTCTCATTTGAATCTAACCTTCCTATGGCTTCGATTAATTTTTGTATTTGTTCTTCTTTATTCATCATCTTCTATATATTCAATTAAAATTTCACTTTTTATTAGACTATTCATTGCAAGTTGAAAGGAAATATCTTCATTTTTAAATCCTTTTAATAATGTATCGTCTTCTCCTTCTTGAAAGTCGTTAATAACCCTATCCAAACACATTTTTATCATTTCATATTTAAAAACATTGATTTCCAAAGGTATTGTTTCAATATCTTCATCATTGTCTTCAACTATTCCATTTATTTTGCATTTGTCAACGATTCTGTCAAAATCAATGTAGTACTGTTTTCTGAAAAATTGAGCCATGTTTCTTTTATTTCTGTTAATTTAGTTATTTCTTTTTCAATTGTAAAGAATTCATTGTATTTGGTGTTAAATTTATAAACAGATTTATCAATAGGACATTTTTCTATTATTTTTTTATTGTCCGTGATCCAATAATCACAATTTTTCCATGATTCATCAATTTCACTTGATTTAATAAATTTAATATTATTGGACATAACACCATTTTTAGATAAAAAGAAAAGTGTTGCTGGTTTTGCTTTACCAAATTCATCTAAACCAATTAAAGTGATATTGTGTTCTAAATTTGAGGATATTAATTTGTTAAGGTCTGTTATTGCGGTCGAATAACTAAGTCCAGCATGACCAAAAATTTCTATTGGGAATTCTAAGAATAAAAAGTATTCAAACTCTTCTTTTGATTTAAATTTATAACTATTTAATATGTTGTCATTTTGAATAGGTTCATTTATTTTATATTCAAAATCACTATTATCAGAATCAATTACTTTTCCTGTTTCAACATCAAGTTTGTTACCAATTTCTTCTGAGTTTAAATAATAATCTACGTAATGGTAGTCGAATTTTTGTATGAGGTTTCTAATTACCCCATCAATACTAATATATATTTCCATGTTCGTAAATATAATATTAATGTAAACATAAGTAAATAATAAACCCATATCATTTATTATAGTGATATGGGTTTATTGTGCAAAAATTACTTTATTAATTTATTTGTTAAATAAATGTACTTTATATTTTTTATAAATTCTTTGTATTAATTCATCTCTTTTTTGGAATGATTCGTCTAATTCTTTAATACCAATACCTTCTTCATTTTTTAAAATTTCAATTAAATCAAAAATACCTGTGTTTTTTATGTCTGATTGAAAAGGGTCAGCCATTAAAATTAATTTTGAAGATGTACTTTTTCTTGTTATGAAAGAAACTTGTTCATGTAATGTCGCACCTTGTATTTCATCTGCAATAATACAACAATTTTCAAAAGTAACACCTCTACAATATTGTATTGGTTCAAAAATTACTTTTTTTTCCATAAAAAGTTTATGTGTTTCAGATTTACCAACAAGTTTTTCCATGTTGTCGACAAATGAACGTAAATACTGTTCTACCTTATCATCTGATGTACCGGGTAAAAACCCCATACTTCTACCAATTTCAATAATTGGTTTAGTTAGAATTACTTTTTCAATGTTTTTTTTCCTTAATTCAGTTAAAGCATAATGAAGTGCTATTGTTGTTTTACCACAACCTGGATCAGCTAACAATAATGTTATCTTATTATTTCTGATAAATTCAACAACTTCTTTTTGATTTTCATCTAAAGTAATCTCTAATTGTCTTGGATTTTTTGGAATTTTTTTCTCTTTGTAAACATCATCGGTGTGGTGTTTTGAAGTCATATTATATCTTTTATTAATAAATATATCTTCAAAACCCAATACTTTATATATGTATTTTTTTATAATAAAAAAAACCAATCAATTTTAATGATTGGGTTTTTTAAAAAGTGTGAGATATTTATGATCCAGTACTACCAAATCCACCACTACCTCTATCACTATCAGATAATGTATCTGTTTCAATAAATTTAATTTGTGGATAAGGTAAAATAATGATTTGAGCACCTCTATCACCAACTTTGTAATCAGCATCAAATGCATCATGTACCTTTTTAAAGGTAGCTTGGATTTCACCTCTATACCCACAATTATGTAAACATAAATTATTTCCAAAGAAATTATGATTTTTTTCTACTGTTAAATGATAAATTGGTTTACTATTAGTTTTTTCAATTTTTTTTATTTTGGTATATTTCATTTACTTTATTTTTAATCTTATTTAATGTTATTTTTTTTGTTTTATAATCATTTTCCCATATTATAATGACTTCATACCCATTATCGGTTAATAATTTAACCCGTTGATTATCATTTTCCCATATTTCTTTAGCGGTTTTTCTAATTTGTTTATGGTAATAATCGGGATTAAAAAATAATGGATTACAGTGCCAATAATCACCATAACATTCAATTAATATTTTATTATTTATTAAAATATCAGGAAATGTTTTTCTTATTTTTAAATCTATAAATCCATTTGAATCAACTGTTAAATTTTTAATATTTAATTTTAAAAATTCAAATATTTCTTTTTCAAATTTAGATGTTCTTTTACCAACAAATTTAGACTTACACTCATTTGAACAATAACCTTCATCCTCCCAATTTGAACTAATATATACTTTATCACAAGAATTACATTTTCTTTTTATTCTACCTGATAAGTGTTTACATTCATTTGAACAAAATTTAGAAACTTTTCGATAATTCCAAGTTTCATATTCTTTACCACAATGATCACATGAAAATTTATTTTTTTTTAATTTTATAGTATTATTATTTTTCTGTTGATTCTTACTTGCACATGATATTGAGCAAAATCTTCTTTTAGTGTAATTTTGAACCTCAACTTCTTTATCACATTCTTCACATTTAATAATTTTTCTTTTTCTTAATGGATTTAATATTGTTGACATTGAATTGATTCTACATTCATTTGAACAATATTTTGAATGATCTCTATTTGTTAAAAATTCTTTACTACATTGTAAGCATATTTTTTCTTGTTTTTCACACATATAACCACATTCTATTACAATAAATATCCAATAGAATGTAAAAGAATATGATATATTTACATAAATCTTAAGATTTCGTCATTTTCTGTTAAATCAAAAACTTTTTTCCATCCTGATTTAGTAAAAACTTCTTTTTCATGTGGTAATTCTACAATATCTCCATCTTCTGTGGTGATTCTCAATAAATCTTTATTTTCTACTATCCACATATCTGTAACCATATCAGTTTCTATTGAATTTAATTCTTCGTTATATGATAAAATTGGTATTGATATATTTTCAAATAAATCTTCAACATTAATATCCCCATTAATAGTTTTTATTTTTGTTCCAGATGGAACACAATCTACAACCCCGACTGAATTTGTTAATAGTAAATCATACTTTCTAACAGATGATCTTGGGAACACTAATCCAACATAACCTATAGGTATTTCTAATGCAATTCCAAAACCGTATGTTATATCTACATTAGTTTTGTTTATTATTTCAGTTATTGTTAAATCCATTCCCGCATCCCCATCTTTTGAATATGATGGTATAACTGCATTTTCTTTTAGTTTTTTAATTTTAATCTGTAATGATTTGAGATTAGATGTCATACTTTCTTGTACATCGGTATTTAATTTTGTTAATAGATCATTTAAATCTGTAATAAAATTTAAATCAATCTCTTCCTCATCTTCAGATTTTATTTGATTCTCAAAACCTTTTAGTTGTTCAATGTAATCTTTAATCTCTTCTTTTTCCATGTTCTTTTTCATCTATTATTGCCAATTCGATTCCTTGTTTAACAATGTTAGTTAATGCCTCGGAATAATATTTAGCTTGTTTATCAGTTTCGTCTTTATCCAAATTTACAATTGCTTGGAACTCAACTGGTATCAATTTAACCCCATTATTAATTGCATAATAAGCGGATCTTTCACCTGTTCTTAATGAAACAATTTCTTCATTAAATTCATACATTTTACCCAAGTTTTTTCTGTGCCATTCACTTGGGTTTGGTTTAAATAAAAAAACCTTACCTATTTGTGAAAGAAATACACACTTAATAATGGATTCCTTATTTTGTCTAATTGTTTCAGGTAATAAATCATTAATTTGGATAGCGTATTTACATGCTTTAATCAAATGATTTAATAAACCACCCGGAAAACAACCATACATCTCCAATGTAGGAGATGCGGGTGAAAGATAAAATCCATCACCTAAAAAATCTAATAATTCAGGGGTAAAGATATTATACTTATTATTTGTTTCAATAAACTTCTGTTTATTTGACTCTAATTGTTGTGTTGTTAACATAATTTTTTTATTTTATATCGCGTTCTTTTTTTTTTGAGAAATATATTTCTCATAAAGTTCAGTTTCTGTTACCATAAATTAGTCTTTATAAAATTCGGGGGTGTTATTTTTATCAATAACACATTCAATTGGTAATTTAACAATTGATAAGGTTTCACTAGATCTGATATCGCCTTCTCTGTATTTTGCTGCGACTAACATTGCTTCCTCGGCAGAATCTGCTTCTAAAGCATACTTTAATTTTTGAAGACGGTTATTACCGTTTCTGTCTACTTGTTCGGTTTCATAACCGATGGTAACTAAATAATGCATATTTTATAATTTTAATAAATCAAATATAAACAATATTTTTTGATTTACCAAATTACTTGGTGATATTTTTAAAAAATTCGACCCTATCTTTACACACATTTCTTAATGCGAATTTATCTTTAACAGTTTCATAAAGTCGATTACCAAGATCTTCAATCATGTTTGGGTTATCAACCAAACGTTTCATATGTTTAGCCCAATCTTTATGGTTTCTATTTGTTTCAACTAACAACGCATTACCTTTATTATTAAATTGTCCACTATCTACTGCAGATATTAAATCTAAATTATATGGTTTAACATTACTAGCAATCAACGCCTTTTTATGGAAACCTGCTTCAATGACCTTTAATTGTGATTTATTTGCATTAAAATAAGACTCAACTAATGGTGCTAAAGAAATGTCAAAATAATTATAATTTATTGCATATTTTGCAACATCTAATGTCCATCTTCTTCTATATGTTTCATTTTCATCTTTATACTCTGGAATCGGTGTAAATGATTTAAGATATGTTTCGTAAGATGAATTAGTTACTCGATAATTATCGGTAAATATTTGTTCATACTTATACCAAACAGTCTCTTCTGGTTTTATTGGTCTTTGGGTTACTTGTTTTGTTTCTTGGTTGAATTCACTAACAGAACCTCTTGTATCGAATCCACATAAAACAAATTGTGTATTTTCAGGTTTTTCATACTGAACACTTGAAATTCCATTTCTAAGTAATTCTAAGTCATGTAAATGACTACTTCCTCCTAACCATCCAAATCTTATCTTATCAGATTTAGTTGGGTTTGGTTGAAATTGTGATTCTTCATCATTAACCGCATTTGGAAATATTATGGTATTTTTTAAACCTAATTTTTCTTTAATTGTATTTGCAAATAGAGATGTTGTTGTGGTGATATAGTCAACCAATCTTAACATCTCTATTTTTTTCTCGGCAATTTTATGTTCTTTAATTTGGTGGTACATTGGGTGTCTCATATCAACAACCCAAAGGTCATCAATATCCATTACTGTTTTAATTCCCTTTTCTTTTAACCATTTAATACGGTTAATATTCGCCTCATGAGTAGTAGGTACAACAAAACTATGGAAAACAACTACATTATAATCTTTGAAGAAATCATCATTATCTTCAGGATTAAAAGAAATGTCTACGTGTATTTCATCTGAGTAGTTATCACCAATATATCTAAATGGATCTAAAATTCTAAATTTACCCACACCAAATTTATCTGATGGAATTGCTAATATCTTAATTTTTGACATAAAATTTGTTTATACGTCAATGATAATATATATAATCCAAAAAGAAAAGGTTATTTAGCCTTGTTAACTTTAGTAATTTTTCCTGAAAATACTGAATCACCAACTTTAACAACTAAATTTTCATTTATTGATGTTGTTTTTTGTGCAGTTAATAATTGATTTAATTTCTCATCCATTATTTTACGAATGGTATTTTCAATAATAGGCGTTAACGCACTTACAATCTCATTAACATCTTGTTTCGTATGAATTACTTGTGTTTGTTGTGGTCTTTGTGGTGTTTTCGATTTATTTGGTCCAACACCTTCTTGTTCCATTAATTTTCTTGCTTTATTAACAAAATTAATATCAAGTGAATCTGCCAATGATATTTGTTGTGGTTGTTGTATAGGGTGTTCTATCATTAGTTTTTTTATGTTTTCAGGTAATTTAGTATTTTGTATTCTATTAACATCTAAAACATTTGAACTAACAGGTTTTGTTGGTGTTGATCTTGATTCTTCCATCATACCCATCATGTCGTACCCTCCAATTTGTTGTGGCATCATTCTTTGTTGTGGTATCATTGGTTGATGCATCATTTGATTTGCACCTAATTCTTCTGGTGAAGATTTTAAAATGTTTTCATTAACATTACCTGTTTCATAGTCACCATTATCCACTTTATTCATTATTTTTTTCGCCTGTACTAATCTCATCATTAAATCATTTTCTGAGATTACTCCATTTCCTTGTTGCATATTTAATATATTTTATTAATTATAATTATAATTATTATTATAATAACATTAAAGTTTTAATTCTTTTAATGTTTTCATTTAATTGAGATGTTTGTTTATTTTTTATCTCATCTTCTGTCTCTTTTTTTAATCTATTTCTAGTTCCTTCACCTGGATTTGTGTTTTTATTTAAAGATGATTGTGATTTTTTCCAATCACTTAATTTTTTGTTATATAAATCATTAAATATTTTTTCTTCTTCTGGGTTTTCTTTAGGTTTTTCTTCTGGTTTTGGTTGAGGTAATTCATTAGATGGTTTTATTTCTTTATTTGGTTCAACAGGAGTTGGTTCAGGTTTTTCGTCTGACTTTGGTTGAGGTAATAGTGGTTCAATTTTTTTAATTGGTTCTTCTGTGGGTTTTGGCTCTTTTTTAACTGGTGTCGTTGTTTCCCAATTTGATTTAACGTATGTAACTCTCATCCCACCATATCTTGGGGATTCGTCTCCTTCTTTATAGTTTGGTTTTTTTTGATTGAATTGTGTGTTTTTATTTACTTCAATCCTACTCATTCTACTAACCATAAATGTTCTCCAACCATGTTCATTAAAACCTTTTTTTGAAACAGATGGTGGTTGTACATATGCTCTAATAACTAAGTTACCTTTACTATTAATACCCATAGCAACTGCTTCTGCATTAATTCTTCTTCCTTGTTTTACACTTTTTTCTTTTGGTTTTCTTGGACCCGTATAAAAGAAGGTAATAGGATTCCTATTAACAATTGCATCAACAATTGGTTTATTTTGAGTTGTTTTAAGAATGTTTTGTTCTTCAAGTATTTTGAAGAATAATTTTTTAGTTATTTCCATATTAAAAATCTGGATATGTATGTTTAGTTCCGTATTTATTTATTGCCAATTCTGTATTTCTTGTTAATATATCAGTTATTGAACCTACACTACCATTATTATCTCCTTTACCAAATTCATCACCATCAGAAATAGCGTCTTTATTTTGTGCAGAATATTGATTATTTAAACCATATCTATTAAATGAAATAGTTGCGTTTCTATTTAAAATATCAGTTTGAGAACCAATCGATCCATTTTTTTCACCTTTACCAAATTCATCACCATCAGAAATGGCATCTTTATTTTGTGCAGAATATTGATTATTTAAACCATATCTATTAAATGAAATAGTTGAATTTCTATTTAAAATATCAGTTTGAGATCCGATAGAACCGTTATTTTCACCTTTACCAAATTCATCACCATCGGAAATAGCGTCTCTATTTTGTACAGAATATTCATTATTTAAACCATATCTATTAAATGAAATAGTCGCATTTCTATTTAAAATATCAGTTTGAGAACCAATACTACCATTATTATCTCCTTTACCAAATTCATCACCATCAGAAATGGCGTCTTTATTTTGTGCGGAATATTCATTAGTTGCACTATATCTGTTAATTACTAATTCTTGTGGTCTTAATTGATTTGCAATAATTTCTAATTGTGTTAATTTTGCCATATTAATATGTTATTAATTTTTTTATTTTTTCTATTTCTTCAAAAAGTCCCAATGACGTTATTGGTGTAATAGAAGATTTATGTGAATTACTTTTAATTAAATTAGTTGGTACGGTAAATCCAAATTTTTTTGTGTGTTTTTTTAGATATGAATTTTTTCTTTCTCCAGTTATTGCAGCCATTTCATCCGCATCTTTTCTTCCTTCTTTTCTATTGCTAATTAAATCACGTTCACCTTGTAAATGTTTTTTTGACCAATTATCCATTAATTGACCACCGTAAAGATTATATCTAGATATATCTTTAATTTTATCAATTCCTTGTAAATCATGAATAATTCTTTTTAATTGTCCATAAGTTACTTTTTTATCATTTAATATATTTTGTGCACGTTGTACTCCATGAGTATTCTTATCTTGTAAACCAGTTATTGTGTGGTTAATTAGATTAAGAATATCCTGTGGGACATCAAAAACTCTATCTTTTAATTCTTTATTCATTATTTTAAATGTTTCAAAATATCCTTTAATGATAAATTGTGACTATCCAAACTATTTTTTAATGATTTTATTTGTTTTAACACAATTGGATTAATTTTTTTTTCTTCATCGATTTCATTGTTAAGAATGTCATTTGATATATTTTTTTTAGATAAAATACTTTCAAGATATTCTTCCATAAATTTTTTAGGGTTTTCAACTAATCTAACCTTATCATCTGGTAATTTTTGATCATATCCCATTTGACCTAATCTTTCGATTGCTTCTTCGTGTGTTAACCCTAATTCTTTTGTAAAATGTCTATATGCTTCTTTAAATCCTTCATCATCACCTAAAGTATCTTCATATCCTAATGATTTACTCATATCTGCTTCTGACATTCCATAATATTTCATGGATACCGCACCGTATGCACTTGATGAACCCATTTGTCCGGTTGACATTTTAACAACTTCATCACTTGTTTTATTATCAGTAACACCTTTTGTATTAAAATTTGTTGGTTTTTTACCTCTTGCAATGTTTAATTCATCATCAACAATTTCATCCATTTCTTTTTTTGTTTTTTTAACTTTTTTTGGTAAATGTTTAAAATCTGTTTTATCTGAAAATTCATGAGCCATTTTGTCCCATTTTTTTCTTTCTTTCGGTGAAGATGATTTATCTCCCGCTTTTGCATAAAAAAATTTTTGCTGTGCTTTTGATTCGAATTTTTCTTCTATTATTTGTTTTATAAAATTATTCATTAAATATTGCTTTTATATAAATATCAAAACTTATTAAAGATATTTATATAATTATGGCAAGTCAAAATATTTTTAATTATTATGGTATTAAATTAGATGGTAGAATAGATTTTTCTGAGGTGTATGACTATGAAATCACAAAAAATGATTTAGATTATAATTCAGATGTTATCCAATTTAATTATGATATTACATATACGTCTCTTACAATAAATAGTAGTTTAAGTGGATTTACTTGTGTTAGGGATTCTATTACCATTACTGATGGTACAAGTGATTATACGATTGATTATAACGATTTTGTTAATTTTTTTGGATATCCTTATGATTATACGATATTAAATAATGATGTTTATAGAAGTAAAGACGGGATAAGTCATTACACTATTTCGGGTTATAATAATCCTATTGATACACCATCTATTTGGTTAACGAATAATTTATCAGGTTCAACAATAGAGTGTTTGAGAAAATTATCTAACCCATCTAATTGTTGTCCACCTTATCCACAATTAGAAAATAAACCTTGGTCATATAAATTTAATACTGGTGGTGGAAATGATTATTGTTCACCATATATTAAAAGAAGAACAGAGAAAGGTTGGACTTTAGATTTTGTTTTTAATAGAGAACATAGTGGTTGGACTGATGGTTCTGTATTTTATTATATCGGGGTAAGAGGTGAAGACGATATTAAAAATTATGCAGATAATAACTTATCTTTTCAATTTACACCTGATGGTAGAATAAAATTCATTGCTGTTAGATATTCTGGTGTTTGTAACCCAATATCAGGTTATAGTGATGGTTATTATATTGAAAGTGGTCAAACACCAACTTTATGTACAACTGCAGATAATAAAGATTTTAATGTGACAATTGTGTTCGATAGAGATTATAAATTGACAGATTGTAATATTGAAAATGATGGAGGTTGGAACGATTTAATTCAAGAATATAATATCGCACCATTAGAAGTTACTGATTCCCAAATAACGTCAACTCAAATTGTTACATACAACACAAATGAAATTTTAAATAAAAAATGGGAAAGTGAAAGAAAACAAAGATTGGGGACATTGAAAATATACTTAAATGGTAACCCAATTTATAAAATAAAAGAATGGGAAGAGATTATACCATCAAATAGAGGAATACAACCATTTATCCAATCTTGGGGTGGTGGAACAGGTTTAATGGGAGATATTCATGAAGGAACTTGTTGTTTTAATATAAAAAAAATAAAATATTATGAAGAACCTCTAGATTATTTCCATATTAGACACAATTTTTTAATGTCATTAAAATCAGGACTTTATGATTACTTTATATGTGGTGTTAATTGTGTAGATAATATTTATACGTTTGAACAAGGTAATATAACAGATATAGATGGTAATGTATTAGTTGATCAAAATAATAATAATATATTATATAGAATATAAAAAAAAACAAATATTTATAGATATGTCAAATAAATATATAACACAATTACCTCGAATCACATCACCTCAATTTTCTGGTGAAACAATATATGATAATGGTACAACCACATATAAAATGTCATTACAGACTTTAACTGATTTTTTAATAGATAAGATTAATAATGAAAATCTAATTGATGTAACATATTCAGAATTGACGAGTAACATAACCGGATCAACTTTAAAACCTGGTTATTATTATAATATAACCAATTTTAAAACTTGTTATGACCAACCTGATTTTAATAGTTACGGAAATGAAATTATAGGTAATAACTATAAACAATCCGAAGTCGAACCTATTATTGTTTTTGCCATAAGTGCGAATACGATTAGTTCAACTGCATATCAACCAAAATACCCAAAAGATAGAATTCAATATGATTGGACATTTAATATAACCGAAAGAACTAACGGAGTCGCTTATGGTAGAATATCTGAAAGGATTGACGAATTCAATAACAGAACAGATTATGACCATAGAACAATTTTATTTAAAAGATATGAATATATTGAAATAGATTTTAATAACCCATATACAGGGACAGTATCAATATCACCCACTTCAGGTACTGAAATGATTGTAAATGGAACTGATACAATTTTTACAAATTCATCTATTGGAGAGTACGTTGGGTTTGAATTCAATAATAATTTCAACGCTTATGAAATAACATCTATTAGTAGTGACACTTTAATGACGATAACAGGTTTAACCAATACCAATTCTGGTGGTGGAGTTCAGATGTTTTTAGCCTATGGTCAAACGAACACAAGTTATAAACAAAATAACATCACGACAGGATATACTGAATATTATACATTTGATTATGGTAATTTTAATGTAAATAACTATATTGGTAATTTTGCAAATTCATATGTCTATGACGAGAATTCTTTCATATTAGCAAATAATGTATTTCATGGGTCAGGATATAGAAATAACAAATTTGGGGATATGTGTTATAACAATTCATTTGATAATGATTGTGAAAATAATACAATAGGTAATTACTTTTACAATAACATTACAGATAATGATTTTGATGGTAACATTATTGGGAATTGGTTTAATAATAACAGAATTACGTCAAAATTCCAATACAATAGAATTGGTGAAAATTTTCAATTTAACTACCTTGTTCAAAATAGGTTTTATAGAAATAATATTATGAATGGTTTTGAATATAATATTGTAAGTGGTGGAAATTTTCAAAACAACGAAATTGGTAGTGGATTTAATAATAATATACTTCGTAATGGTCAGTTTTATAAAAATGACATAGGTAATGGATATAATTTTAATAAAGTATATTCTAATTCCTTCAGTAATTTAATTGGAAATGGGTTCGCAGGTAATAACATTTATTGTGAGTTTTACGAAAATACAATTGGTGAATATTACAACAATAATACATTAGGTAACATATCAAATCCATCAAGTAAAGAATTTTATAAAAACAGAATAGGGAATAGTTTTAATGGTAATGTAATTACCAATAATTTTTTTAAAAATGATATGGGTAATGATTTCTATAATAATAATATAAGCGGAGAAACATATACCAATAAAATCGGTGAACGATTTGAAAATAATACAATATATAACGATTTTTACGATAATCAAATATTTAACGAGTTTAAAGGTAATATGATATATCAGAGTTTTTACCAGAATAGATTAGATTTCGGATTCGGTGGATTTGGTGGAAATCATTTTAGTGGGACTTGTGTTGGTAATACATTTGGTCCTGGTATTAATAGTAATGACTTTTTGGGTTCTGTTTACACAAATACATTTAAAGGTGTGGTTTACGGAAACACTATTGGTGATAATTTTAACGGTAATAACATCGGTTTTGGTTTTTTTGATAATATAATAGGTGAAAATTTTGGATTTGGATCTAGTGAACCACAAGGTAATATTATTGGAAATAATTTTCATAACAACACAATAGGTGAATATTTTTATAATAATACAATTCCTGATAATTTTTATTATAACAAAGTTGGTAATTATTTTCAATGGAATGTAATTAACACAAATATAGGTAATACTGATTTTACATTGAACTACGGAAATATTACAGGGTTTTCTTATGTTTCAAATGGTAATACCGCTGGTAATGCGTTGACCACTAATATTACTGGTGTTACAAATGGAAATGGTGTTGGTACTCAATTCACAATTACAAGTGATAGTGGTACTATTGTTGGTGTTGACTTGACGAATTGTGGTAAATTTTATTTAGTTAATGATACTATAACAATATTAGGAACTCAAATAGGTGGAACAACTCCTACTGATGATGTTGTTATTACAGTTACTGGAACGAGTGAAACTCCTGTGTTTTATGAACACCATACTAAACAAATGTTTGAAATAAGAGGTGGTAACAAAAGAGTATCGTATTATGATAAAGATGATGTATTAAATTTAGATCCTATTGGTATATCATTTACAATAAACTCATCTGATTTTTCGAATGGTTACCATATATATCAAGACACCACTCCTTTAGGTCTTAATGGGACTGGAGGTTTTCAAAATACCGCGTCACAAAATAATTTATATCAAGGTTTTTATGGTAATGGATTGAACGGAAATTCATTATCTGAAATAACTGCAGTATATAGTGTGTTAGGTTTTAGTCAATACGATTCAGTTGGTCGTCTTTGGTATGTAACTTGGGGTGTAGGTAGTTCAGTATCTTCTGGAATTGTGAAATTTGGGTGCGATGTTAATGGTAATTACTTTGATATCCAAACAATTGATACTTCTGATACTAATTATTTAACAACAGATAATTCCAATGGTACGAGTTTAGTTGGTACGTTTAAATTCCCTGCAACATTTACAATTTATAAACCAATAATAAATAAAATTGGATGGTGTTAATATGATAACAAAAAGACCATATAACACAAGGGGTAATCCTAATACAAGTTGGATTAATTCATATAGGACATTTACTTTTCCAGGGTATTTTGATCCAGAATATATGAACTTTGGTGACTTACAAACTATTAACGATGATAGGGTTCAACCGGGTGGACATGTACCAATACACGAACATAAGAATATGGAAATTTTTGGTTATGTCGTGGAAGGTGATTGTAGACACACAGATAGTCATGGTAATGTTTTAGACATACCAGCAGGTTCGGTTCAAAGAATGAGTAGTGGAAGTGGAATAAAACATACAGAAGGTAACTCATCGGATAAACCAAATCGTTATCTCCAATTATGGATTAGACCAAATGTATTTGATACTGAACCAATACATGAATGGTATCAATTTACAAGAGAGGATAAACTAAATAAATTTTGTGATATAACTGAAAAATTACCAATAAAACAAGATGCAAAATTTTTATCTGGTATATTTACTGAAAATTTTAACTATAGACTTAATAGTAGTCGTAAGTACTATTTATATGTTGTGTCAGGTGATTTAAAAGTAAATAACTATTCGTTAGTAGAAGGGGACGGATTAAGTTTTATAGAAGAAAATAAAATAGAAATTAATACAGAAAACGAATCTGAAATTATCCTATTTGATTTGGTGTAAAAAATTAAAAATTTAAATTATGAGAATTTGCATATTATGTGAAGAATCTAAAGTTCTTCAAGCAAGAGAAAAAATGAAAAATGATAATATCTTAAAGATTGATTTATCACCAACAGGAGAATTACCATCAACACATAAATTATGTGTTATGGCAGTTACCGAAGAAAAAGCAAACCAACTTATGAGTTCAGCTGAATTAACTATAATTGAAGCGATGAACCCAAGAGAATTTTTGGAAAAACATAATCTTAAAAAAATTGGAAAGTACGGAATTGGAAACCTATAAAATAAAAAAAAAGTTTATTACAGAAGATGAAAAAATCCAAATAGTGAATTGGATTGAATCTGTTAATCATATTGGTAATGATAGTAATTATCATTTAACAGAACTATCTAAAGAACTAAATGGTAAATCTTATATGTTTAACATTTCAAACAATCAATTAACCAATTATATAACAAAATTTCAATCAATATCAGATGTCTCAAAAGAACCATTACCTGATTTTATTCATGAAATAAATGATAGAATTTCTAAAGAATTTGGTTTTTCAAAAGAAAATATTTTTTTACAGGCAGTAGATATGAATAAAGGTGGTAAAATAAACCCACATTATGATGCTTCTATTGATGGGTATATAAATTATAAATGTAACATTAGTGTTTTATCAGAAGATTATGGTTTATATATTGATAGGGATGTAATTAATATTCAACAAACAGATTTGTATGGATTTGAGGCTTCGTTGTATAAACATTGGACGAATGAGTTTAATTCAAGAAGAATATTTTTAAGTTTTGGGTTTTTATTAAAATATGAAGATCTTAATAGGAATATAAATGACCCAAGGGTAAGGTTAAGTAAAAGAATAGAAAAATACTTTCAAAAGTAAAATATTTATAAATATGGAATTTTATATAAGACAAGGTGCTAGTGACCCAATTTTAAAGTTAAAGTTAATTGATGATGGTATAAATGACAAATCATCAATTAATGATTTATTAGAAAATTCAGACATTACATTTGAAATGTCGGAATATAAAACCAATGTACCTGTTATATTGAATGGTCTTTGTTGGACAACATCAAGAACTAAAAAATATAACATGACTACTGACGAATATTATATTACATTTAGATTTACCGAAGATCAAACATCTCAAATTGGTAAATTTGAAGGTAAATTTATTGTTCAATTTGTTGATACAAATAGAAACCCAACCACTAAGTTAATTCTACCTGTAAAAGAAAAACTATACATCAATATTTTTTAATTTGATTTTTTTTGACTATATTTATTTTTGTTAAGACTAACTACGATTTACTCGTAAGCTAATGTGTCAATTTAAAAATAAAATATATGTCAGAAGTAATCTCACAGGAACTTATCGAAAGTTTCCTTAATGGTGGTGACCCCGAACAATTTATAGTCGGAGTAGAATTCAGTTATGCCACGAACAAAATTCACAAAATTATTCAAGATCCTGAAAAAGGTAAAATTGTAAAAATGGATTCATTTACACCATTCCTATGGGTTGGTGATTTAAATAATCAGAACTTTTACAGTAACAACAAGTCTCTACAAAAACAAAAAATGGGTGAACATGGTATTTTAATTGAAAAATTAAATACCGGTGGTAATGAAAGATTGGAAAAGGGTCACAAATTTTTAGTAAAAAGTATTAAAGGTTATAGTAACTTAACTAACTTCTTTAAACAAGGTGGGATTGACCCTTGGGGTGAAAAACATAGACACCTATTTACCATATTATCTCCTGTTGAACAATATCTAGTTCAAACAAAGAAACGTTTATTTAAAGGTATTGATGAATATTCAGATGTTTATCGTTTTGTATTCGATATTGAAACCACTGGATTAGAACCTGAGACTTGTAATATCATATTGATTGGAGTTAAGGATAATCGTGGTTTAAATAGGACAATTTCCGCGTTTGGTGAAGATGGTGAAAAGAAATGTATTGAAGAATTCTTTAAAATAATTAGAGAAAAGAAACCAACAATTATTGGTGGTTATAATTCTGCTTCCTTTGACTTTCCATTTATATTAAAAAGAGCGGAAATATTAGGTGTTAATGTAAAAGATTTAACAAAAATATTTACTGATGATGGAATTAAACAAAAAGAAGGTATTCTAAAACTTGCAAATGAAGTTGAACCATATACACAACATATTATATGGGGATTTAACATTATTGATATAGCTCACGCTGTTAGAAGAGCACAAGCAATCAATTCAGAAATTAAGAAATGGGGTTTAAAATATATTACCAAATATTTGGAAAAAGAAAAACCAAATCGGGTATATGTGGAAGGTAGTTCTATCTCTAAGATATACTTGGATAATGAACAATATTATATGAATCCAAAAACAGGTGGTTATAGAAAAATGGGTTCTCCGGGTACTGAGAATTTATTAAGTAAATATCCGGGTAAATTTGAGATATGGTCAGGTTCAAGAATTGTTGAACAATACCTTGATGATGACTTATATGAAACAATGTTAGTGGATGATTCATTTAGTCAGTCTACATTTCTAATATCAAAACTTGTACCTACAACATATGAAAGAATTGCAACAATGGGTACAGCTACATTATGGAAAATAATAATGTTAGCGTGGTCATATGAGAATGGTCTTGCTGTTCCATATAAAGCAGAACGTAGACCAATTACTGGTGGTCTTTCAAGATTATTGAAAGCGGGATTTGCAAAAGACATTGTTAAATTTGACTATGCTTCCCTATATCCTTCAATTCAACTTGTTTATGATATATTTCCTGAATGTGATATTATGGGTGTGCAGAAATCCATGTTGAAATATTTTCGTAACATTCGTATTAAGTATAAAAGACTTAAAGAAGATAATGAAAAAAGTAACCCTGAATTAGCGGAATCGTATGATAGAAAACAATTACCAATTAAGATATTCATCAATGCTTACTTTGGTTCATTGTCGGCACCGCATGTATTTCCTTGGGGTGACATGGATAAAGGTGAAACAATTACTTGTGTTGGTCGTCAATGTTTACGTATGATGATTATGTTCTATATGAAAAAAGGATATAAACCACTCGTAATGGACACCGATGGGGTTAATTTTGAAACACCTGAAGATATTGAAGAACATGTTTACATTGGTAAAGGTTTAAATGAATTGGTTAAAGAAGGAGAAGAATATCGTGGTATTAAAGCAGATACCGCTGAGTTCAATGATATTTTTATGAGAAATGAGATGGGTTTAGATATTGACTATGTTGCAATATCTTGTATTAACGTATCAAGAAAGAATTATATCATTAAATTAGAGAAGAAAGGAAAGGAAAAGATTAAATTAACAGGTAATACAATAAAATCTAAGAAACTTCAACAGTATATTGTGGAATTCTTAGATGAAGGATTAAAATATTTATTAAATGGTGATGGATTATCTTTTGTTGAGTTGTATTATTCTTATGTGGAGAAGATATGTAATAAGGAAATACCACTTTCCAAGATAGCAAATAAATCTCGTGTTAAACAAAGTGTAGAAGACTATAAGAAACATTGTGAAAAACGAACTAAATCAGGTTCTTTAATGTCAAGACAAGCACATATGGAATTAGTTATACAAAACAACTATCCCGCAGGTCTTGGTGAAACAATTTATTATGTAAATAACGGACCTAAGAAATCTTCTGGTGATGTTGAGAGAAAGAATAAATGGACAAAGAAAGAAACCGAACAATATTTCATTGACAATGGTAAACAAATGCCAGATAACCATTATGTTTTAAATGTGAATTGTTATATGATTCCTGAAAAGGAAATAATAGAAAATCCTGATATGGTGGGTGATTATAATGTTGCACGTTATCTAAATAACTTTAACAAACGTGTTGAACCATTATTGGTAGTATTCAAACCTGAAATAAGAGAAGATATTTTAGTTGAAAACTTAGATGATAGACAATTTTTCACCAAACTTCAATGTGAATTGGTCAATGGTTTTCCATTAAAAGAAAGTGGTCAAGATAAGTTTGATGAAGTTATGACACTATCTGAAAGTGAAGTTGCTTTTTGGAATAGAGTTCGTAGAGACCCATATTTTATGTACGTTGAAGATAGTTTAAAACTTGCTGACCCATATTGGGTTGATCATAATAGACGAGTTGTTAATTATGAAGAAGTTTGTACGGTCAGCAATGAAGATGAATTATTAGGTGATGATTCTGACCTAATGTTACACGCAAATCACGTTTAAATTATATTAATAGGTGAAGGCATTGCTCTGAACTTCAAAGATTTATTAAGATTCTCCGCCTCGTTAGCTTTACGTTCCATCATTTTATCGGGGCGGAGTCTTTCTAATCTAGCCATTAATTCTTCAATTAATTTTAATTTCTCATCTTTACCCTCTGTTAATAATGAAGTGTAATCAAGTTTAATTTCACTATCAGGAACTTTTAAATCTCCTGAATATTTTCCCCAAATTCTACCTAAACCTTCTTTAGAAAATGCAATTAGGTATTTTCTAACCCAATTTTGTGAAGGATTGTTTAATTTATCCCAAGTTAATTGTTCAGTCATAACGTCAGATGGTAATTTAATCACATCTCTATTTTTATCCAAACAAGTATCCCTATCCATAGTATCATAATACCAATACCAAACTTGGTAATTATTTTGTTGTTTATTTGCAAAATCAAATCTACCACCTGGTACGTTATATAAATGAACATGTTTTGTTCCATTTGGTCCTGCAGTTATTCTATATGTTACATCACCACCAATTAAACGATTTTTAAGATTTCTATCACCCATTCTTAATAATAAATCAAATGCAGGCATCATAAAATAAGAACCAGATGACCCTTGTTGTGCGAAACCACCAATACCACCAAAACCTACGCCACCAAGACCACCAAATCCACCTAAAAATGGATCAATAATCGAATCTGATAAAGTGGCACGAGTAAACCATAATAATTCATTAATTTCACGACCCGCTGGTATTTCATATACTTGTTGATTATTAACAAGATTAAAGAAATCTTTCTTTAATTCCCAAGGACCATTTGCTTGTAATCCAACAATTTTTGAATATGAATATGTGTATTGTGTTTCATAATCCAAACTTCTTGTAGTAAATGCACGAGTTAATGATTGTGTATCGACATTAAGACCCATTAATGATGACCATTGTGATTCAATCAACCAATCACTAACATATTGTTCGTATTCTGAGATAGATAATTCTAAAAAAGTATCCATTTGTTCTTCAGTCAATTCAATACCACGAACTGGCATCCCTAAAAGGTGGAAAACTTGTGTATATAATTTTTCTTTATCTATTGGACTAATGATGGTTGATGACATATATTTGTTTTATTAAATAAATATTACTATATTTGGTTTTATGACATTTAACGATTTCAAAACATTTTTTTCAAGTAACCTAAAATGGGTATATCGAGATAAATGTGATGCAGTATTTAAAAGACAATTTACTAAAATTGGTAAATATCATTTTTGTGAGAAAAATAATAAATATGGTATTCTCGATGAAGATGGTAGATGGGGGTTTGAAAATACCATAAATACTAATTCAAGATGTGCATTGGAATTATATAATATTTATCTTGAGTTTGGTAATCAAAAATTAGATTTTTTTGAAAATACAGAATATTCCGTTAATAAATTATGGAATTTTATTGAAGATAATTTTGAATTACTATTCACATATAATATAGAAACAAAATATTACCATAAGTTTAGACTTATTTGTAATCTTTCTTGGTCAAGAGGTCAAATAACATCAGTCTTTTTTTATTTAATACATAAAAATATATTTCCTGACACAATTAAAACAATACTTGAGTTAGAAAGAGGATTATTTTTAGATTTAAAAGGAATAGATGGGTTATTAAATCAAAAAGATGGAACAGAGTTATCTTTACAAATAAAGAGTGGAACTTTTGAAAAGAAGAAATGTTTTTATATTATTGATGGTGCTCAGAATGATTTTAATAGTCCAGCCAATTATTATTGTTACATTTATATTGGTGAAGAGAATAATCAAATTATTGTTTTTGAAAATAAAAAAGAAGGTATAATGTCAAATAATAGTCAATGTATTATTGACGAAGAAATTGTAAAATATATAGATATGGAAAATAAAGAAAATATATCACAAAAACTAATGGAAATACTATTATTTTGTTCAAAAAATGAATTTGTTTTTGAATTAAAAAATAATGAACCAGAAAACGGTTTTAAAATCGAACTTAATCCTGAAAAAGTGGTAACAATATCAATTAATGATTTTGAAGATAAAGGATTATATAATTTATTGGAAGAGAACTTTAATAAATTAAAGAATCTCCCCCAATAATTCTTTTGTAAAGGATTCTGAATATTCACCGTCACCCATCACCTGATCTATAATGTTTTTCTTTTTATTCAACATATTATAGATTATTCTTTCTATTGTATTATCAAATATTGGGTAATAAACCATAACACCCTTTTTTTGACCATATCTGTATGCCCTATCTTCTGCTTGTGAATGTAGTGCCGGCACAAATGCCAAGTCATTCATAATTACAACTTCTGCAGCAGTTAAAGTAATACCAACACCACCAGCAACAATATTAGAAATGAATATTTTTATCTTATCTTCATTTTGAAATTTATCAACACTATCCTGTCTTTTTTCTTTTGACATTCTACCATCTAATATTACTGAATTTTTTTTATACTTTTCATGTAACATATCCAATGTCATGGTAAAATTGGTAAAAACGATTATTTTTTTATCTTGTTCTAACGCCTTGTCAATTAATTCACATGTATAGTCTATTTTTTCAAATGAAATTACTTGTCTAATTTTCATCAAACGATTAATTGTTACACTAATACTTTCATTATCCTTTTTTTCGTTAGATATTCTCATGAAGTTTTCTAATTCTTCCTCATAATAGGTACTTTTTAACTCCAAAAAAACTGGAGATATAATCTTCTCAGGTAAATCCAATATATCTGTCTTCATTCTTCTTAAAACAAGGTTTTTTGTACGTTCTCTTAGTTCATCTAAGTGACTAGCACCACTAGTGTTCCATATTTTTTTACCATTTACAGTAAACTGAAATCCTTTACAATATCTTTTGACATAACTTTGCCAATTAAGGGTTAAAGGTGAATCAACGATGCTCAAAAGATTAAAATAATTAATTGGTCTTGATGTCATTGGTGTACCTGTTAATAACCACACTTTTGGAATTTTATCTAAAATGTCATTTAATAGTTTAGTTCTATTTGCGGTGGTATTTGAAATCATATGTGCTTCATCCACAATAGCCAAATCAAATTTTTCATTTTCAATTAAATTTAATTCAGGATTTTCATTATCTATTGCGTGGTAGTTTTTGATTATATCATAATTAATAATATAAAATTTAAATGTTGAACCCCATTTTCCACCTTCAACAATTAAAACACGTTCATCTGAATAAATCGAAATCTCTCTTTGCCAGTTAATCTTTAAAGATGCCGGACAAACAATCAATATTTTTTTAGCACCACTTTCTAAAGATGCGATCGTAGCAGAAGTTGTATTATGTGTAACAATCGCATGTTCTGCAACATATAATTTATCTGGAGAATCTACTGAAATACATGTACACTCACTTTCACCATATTTTTCAATATTAGTGATATATCTACCCGTTGGATATTTTTTAGGTTCGTTATATAAATCTGATTTTCGTTTTAAACGAAATGGGTTCATACCTGGAGGTAATTTTATATTTAATCTATATGATATTTTACATTCAACTCTAATTCCATTTTTTTTATAAAAACTTCTTCTTGACCTTTTTCTACAAATACCACCTAAAGTATGAACAATTTCAGCAACATCATCACATAGTTGTTCAGACACAGTAGAAAATTCAGTTCCATTAAAATTACCATTTTTTGATTTCATACAATGTCCATCAGTATCCATCAATCCTTGTAATATTGATAGTCTATTTTCAATTGTTGTATATTTGTATATATCAGGTATAAATTTATTATGTGATCGAGTATGTTCCAAATGTAGATCGAATAATGAATTTCCAACATTTATATAACCATTTCTTTTGTTATCTTGTGGTTTGTTTTCTTTTAATTTAAATAAACTAAATAAAGAATCATAATCATCTTTATGAACAGAAAATTTTATATTTTTATTTTTAAATGACCCATCACCCAATCCAAGTCCTAATAAATAAGGATCAATCGGTAAAATATTTTTATTATTAAATTCTATCGGTTTAACAATTGGTATTTGCCACTTATTATTTCCATTTGGGGATTTATAATATGTATTAATTTTGTAATCTCTATCTTCATTATAACCACTACCTTTTATTAATATTTCCCCACCTTCAAACATTTGTTTAGTTGATAACACTAAAGATTTTTTCAATCTATCATTTTTTCTATTTTTACCATAATTTGGTGATGAAACTGACCATAAATGTTCATCCCCACTTAAAATTGTGTATCCATCATTAAAAGTTATTTTATATGTTTCTTTTTTACCTTGAGGAAATACACCAATTACATTACACGGTTTACCATTTGAACCAATTACCTTATCGCCAATAACAATTTCACCCATTTTTTTTACACCTAACTCATTGTAAATCAATGTATTATTGTCTAAAAATTTCCCCAAACCCATATCATCCGCCAATATGAATTTATCGTTTGCTAGTAATTTCTCAATTGCAACTTTTTGATGTTCTAATGGTGGTCTTTTATTAAATCTTGAATAATCAATAATTCTATTTAATTTTTTTTCAGGTTGTACGATTGCTGCTTTAGGTAACCAAAATGCGTGGTTAACTTCATGTTCAAGATATTTTCCCCATATATGATATGCCTTATCGCTTTCACATAATAATTTTTCACACCAAATATGTTCCAATTTATCTAATAATAAACGTTCATCCATTATTTTTTCAGCAAAAGAATCAACAATTTTTATGTGTTTTTTTGCCACTTTTGGTTCAACATTATGGTAGTTTAAAACATAATCAGATTGTGGGCGTGACAATTTAAAGTTCTTAACGGACGTGAACTTGTTCTTCAATTCTAATAGATGGTTATTTGCTCCACTATATTCTAATAATATTTCTCTTGCCCTAATTTCAGGAATTTTATTATTCATAATAAAATATAATAAAATGGAATGACATTTTAAAGTATTTATAAGTATATGGATAATAAATTACCGATAACTCGTTTGGGGAAATTCATTTCTGAAGATGATTTTCAACTAAATATTTCAATGGGAGAAGAATATCTTCATGGTGATTTGAATATGAAACTTGTTTTATATAGGGTTGATAGACAAAAAACAGATATTGATAATGTTTATGGTGAAGTGGGTATGGATGAAATAAAATATCAACCTCCAGTAGAATTTAATGGATTGGTTAAAATTATTGAACCAAAGAATAGTTCATATAAAGATGGTTTGGTAAGATATAACGAACCTGGAAATATGACCATATCTATTTATATTAAACATTTAAATGAATTAAAAATTGATATAAAATATGGTGATTATATAGGTTATTCTGAATCTGAAACTAAAACAAGATTTTATAGTGTTATAGACGATGGTAAAGTTACATCAGATAATAAACATACGATGTTCGGTTATAAACCTTTTTATAGGACTATAACTTGTTCACCTGTACAAGACGGAGAATTTAGAGGAGTATAATATGGGAACACCAAAAAGAAAAACGAATATTAAAATATATTCTGAAAAAATTTTAACGGACAGAAGACAAGAATTATTAGATAATATCACAAAAAATGATCCATATCTACCTGATAGTATATTGCACGATGATTTAGATAGAGGTTTATTAGATTATGTTATTAAAAACTTTAAAGTGACATCTGATGGTAAACAAATACCTATTATAGAAAAAATATTAACAATACAAAGATGGGCAGAGTTTACAAATAATTGGGAATTTTCAGATGAGGATGGTATTGTTCAATTACCATTTGTGTCAATTATTAGAAAACCAGATGTACAATTTGGTACAAATCCATCTGTTCAAAGAACAATACCTGATAGGCATCAATTTTATTATTCTATTGTACAAACTTGGAATGGTAACGAGAAGGGTGCGGATGTTTATAAAATACCACAACCTATACCTGTTGACATTACATATGATGTTACAATTATTTGTAATAAATTTAGAGATGTTAATAAATTTAATAAAATAGTTTTACAACATTTTGCATCAAGACAAGACTATACAATTGTAAAAGGACATTACATTCCAATTGTTCTTGATAAAATTGAAGATAATACACCAATGCAGACTTTAGATGGTCGTAGATTTTATGTCCAAACATATCAATTTACAATGTTAGGGTTTTTAATTGATAGTGAAGAATTTGAAGTTAAACCGGCAATTAGTAGAGCAATACTAATGGATGAAATAGTTACTGAAAATAGACCAAGTAAAATTATAAAACAATCGGTTATAGATATTACAATCGTTTCTTTTAAAGGAAATGGTACTCAAATAATATTCACTGTTGGTGAACCTATTGGTGTTTTGTTTAATGTTACAATAAATGGGTTAACTCAAAGGGATGGTGTGGATTATTTTCACATATCTAATTCTTCAAGAATATCATTCTCAGAACCACCACCATCAAATAGTACTATTGTAATAACATATTATAAAGGTAGAAATCCATCAATGACAAATACTAATGGAGTGATCTTAAATTATAATTTAGAGTATTTTACTTATAATGGTTCTACATTAACATTTAATACAACTAACCCAATTGTTAGTGTTATTTTTTTAGAAATTAATGGTTTAATTGAAGTGAAATCAATTGATTATAATATTTCTGTTTTAGGTGTTATAGAATTATCACAACCACCTATTATTGGATCAGTTATTGGGGTGGGTTATTTATATTAATCATCACCATATAAATCTTTTTTTATTGGTTTACAATGTTGTTCTATCCATTTTTCAATGATTTTATGGATTTTTAAACCATTTTTTTCACAATGACTTTTTAACATTGTATGATGTTTTTCACTTATCTTAACGTTTTTTTGTTTGTTTTCCATATAAAATATATTAAAAGATAAAATAAGATAGTTTATTATCTTATTTTTGGAATATAGTAAAATCTTTGATAAAAATAAAGATATTTATTAAATAAGAAATAAAAATTTTAAACAAACAAAAAAATCAATGGCAAATTCAAACAGAGTATTCGTTTCTCCGGGTGTGTACACATCAGAGCTCGATTTAACATTTGTGGCACAAAGTGTTGGTGTCACAACACTAGGTTTAGTGGGTGAAACTTTAAAAGGTCCTGCATTTGAACCTATCTTAATTTCATCTTGGGATGAATTTAGAACATATTTTGGAAGTTCTTCACCAGAAAAAGATGGTGTTGGAAATCCAAAATATGAATTACCTTACTTCGCCAAATCTTATCTAACAGAAGCGAATCAATTATTCGTTACAAGGATTCTTGGGTATACAGGGTATAAACCAGGTCTTTCTTATGGTATTAAATCACTAGGTGGTATTAATCTTGGTACATATAGTGGTTATACTAATGGACTTACAATGTCAGGTACTAGTACTACGATTACCGCATCAACAATTTATAATGAATTATCAGGTAAAACAAATATAGGAAATGGTTTATCAGTTACAAATTATATTGTTAGTAAATATAGTGGAAATACATCAACAAATCATAATGACTGGTTCACAATAGGACTTATTCCGTCAGCGAATATTCCTAATAATGGAACTGAGGTTAAATCACCATTTACTGATGATTATAATTTGAATAACAAAAACAATAAAGAATGGTATAATGTATTCTTCCATAAAACAGGTTCGACTGACTCAACAATAGATGGGGTATATTCATATTTATTTCAATATAATTCAGGTACATCAAGATTTGATGTGACAAGATTTATATATTCAGCATCGCTTAATACTGATTATGACAACATAATTATTGCTTGTTTAAGATCAAGAGGTCATTATGTGACAAATAAATTAAAATTAGAAGTTACTGGATTAACAAGTGTTAGTTTATCATCAGTTAATGATATAACAGTTAACCCATATCAAGATTTCACTATTAGTGTTACGGGTTCAACTGGTGGAAATAAATCATTTACATGTAACATAGATAATACTTCGTCTAAATCTTTAACAAAAGTATTAGGTACAGAAGTATTTGATAGGGATTATTATGATCATCCATTATATGTTCATGAATATTATCCAAATTTATTGAAGAATGCTTATCAACAAGGTTATATTAGAGGTTTAAGTTTAACAATCGTAACAAACGATGAGCAAGATGGTTTTTTACCAAGTAATGGTGGTTATAAGGCGTTTGATACCCCAGCATCACCAATGGTTGTTTCTGAGGTAAGAGGTGGTAAAGTATTAGATTTATTCAATGTAATAACAATATCAGATGGTAATGATGCAAATGAACAAGTTAAAATTACGATCCAAAATATCAATACAGATAATGGTGAATTTGATTTAATTGTTAGAGATTTTTATGATACTGATTCAAATCAAGTTGTACTTGAAAAATTCTCAAGATGTTCAATGAATCCTGACGCTCCGGGGTATATAGGTATAAAAGTTGGTACATCAGATGGTCAATATCCATTATTGTCAAAATATATAATGTTAAATTTAGAACCTAACGCACCTGTTGATTCAATTCCAGCTGGTTTCAGAGGATTTGTTAAAAATACAATATTTGGTACATCATATCTTGGTGAAACCATATATAAAACAAAATATTTTAATCCGGGTGATACAATTTATTATACCGCAGACGGTACTCCAAATATATCATCTGGAGATAAAATTAGAAATGTAACATTAGGTTTATCTTCATCTGATGGTTTTTCATATGATGCTGATTTATTTAAATATAAAGGGTCACATGCTGCAGGACAAACATTTGGTTTTCATTTATCTGTAAATGCGTCAGGTTTAACTGCAATATATGGTGCAACAGGAACAACAGGAACAACATATAAAACAACCCCTTATGATTTAGAAGGTCAAACATCAGGATCAACAGGTGTTAATATGTTAACAAAATTAGCAAATCGTAAATTCACATTTGCAGTGTGTGGTGGTTTTGATGGTTGGGATATATATAGAAGTACAAGAACATATGATGATGGTTATATTTTTGGTAAATCAACATATACTAATAGTAATATAAACAATGGTGGTGTGTTTAACGTAACAAAAGGTAATTCTGATTATTATGCATATTATGATGGTATAAAAACTTTTGCAAATCCAGAATCAATTGATATTAACGTATTTGCAACACCTGGTATTAACTTCTATAATCATAGTTCTTTAACAAATCAAGCGATTGAAATGATTGAAGTAGATAGAGCTGATTCATTATATGTTATATCATCACCTAATGAAAGTACTGCGGACGGTGTAATTGGTGATATCATGGATCAAGAATATGATAGTAATTACTCAGCAACATACTGGCCTTGGATTCAAATTAAAGATGTTGATAATGCAACTCAAATATATATCCCACCAACAGGTGAGGTATTAAGAAACATCGCATTAACTGATAACATTGCTTATCCTTGGTACGCATCCGCTGGTTACTCAAGAGGACTTGTTAAATCAATTAAAGCAGTTAAGAAATTAACATCTGATGAAAGAGATAATTTGTATAAAAATAGAATTAACCCAATTGCAACATTCTCCGATACTGGTACAATTATTTGGGGTAATAAAACACTTCAAGTTAGAGAATCAGCACTTGATAGAATTAACGTAAGAAGATTATTATTAAGAGCAAGAAAGTTAATCTCAGCTGTTTGTGTAAGATTATTATTTGAACAAAATGATGACCAAATTAGACAAGAATTCTTGAGATTAGTTAATCCAATTCTTGAAGCAATTAAAAAAGAAAGAGGTTTAACTGATTTCCGTGTAACTGTTTCTAATGACCCTGCTGATATTGATGCAAATACATTGAGAGGTAAAATATACATCAAACCAACACGTAGTTTGGAATTTATTGATGTAGAATTTATCATAACTCCAACAGGTGCTTCATTTGAAAACGTGTAAAATTTAAACATAATAATTTTAAAAAACCTTTTAAGAAATTCTTAAAAGGTTTTTTTATTTTAATACTTTTTACTATATTTATGTATATAGGTTAACGTTACCATTAAATATATTTTACCATGAAAATAGAATTAAAATGTAAAAATTGTAATGAGTCATTTATGACTGATTTTAAATTTAGAGATAAAAGTTTTTGTAATAGAAAATGTTATTTTGAGTATGCAAATGAAAATAAGTTACTGGGTAATAAGAAAAATGAATCAGTAAGGGAGAAGAGAATTTGTGTTCAATGTGGAGATGAATTTTTGGAGAGAAAAAAATATGAAAGAAAATTATGTTCTGAAAAATGTAGAAAAGAATGGAATATTACTGAGGATAATAAAAATGACAGAATAAAAAAATCAAAAGAATCGATGATTAATAAATATGGTGTTGATTGTCATTTTAAAACTAATGATTTCAAACTTAATGTTAAAAATTTAATGTTTGAAAAACATGGTGTTTATCACCCAATGGAAAAAAAAGAATTTGTTGATAAATTAAAAAATACCTTTCGTGAAAATCATTTACCAAAATTAATACAGGAATTAAAAACAAATAATATAGAATTAATTGATGATTACATAAATAATAAAGATAAAAATACAAGTAGAACATATAATTTTAAATGTTTAAAATGTGATAATATATTTTCAAGTACATTATTAGGTTCTGGTAAAATACCTATTTGTAGAAAATGTTATCCAATAATTAAAAACTCATCTATAGAAGTCTTTATTAAAGATTTATTAAATGAAAACCAAATAACACATGTAGATGGTAATAGAAAAATTTTAAATGGTAAAGAAATTGATATTTTAATTAAAGAAAAAAATATTGGGTTCGAAATAAATGGTAATTATTATCATTCAGAAATAAGTGGAGAAAAAGACAAAAATTATCATATTAATAAAAGTAAAATATGTTATGATAATAATATCAAATTAATACATATATATGAAGATGAAATAATGTTAAAATTTCCGATAGTTAAATCTAGAATTAAAAATATATTGGGAATTTCTGAAAATAAAATATATGGTAGGAAATGTATTGTTAAAGAAATCGATAAAAAAACAGCATCTAATTTTTTAGATAAAAATCACATACAAGGTAATTGTGTCGATAAAATTAGATTAGGTTTATTTTATGAAAACACATTGGTTTCTATTATGACATTTTCAAATAAAAGAAAAGTATTAGGTAATAAATCCGCAATAAATGAATTTGAATTAATACGATTTTGTAATATAATTGATTCAAATGTAATTGGATCATTTTCAAAATTATTGAATTATTTTATTAACAATTTTTCACCAAATAAAATTATTACATACGCAGATATTAGATGGTCAGGTTTAAATCCTGAAAGTACAATATACAAAAAATATGGTTTTAAATTTATAGGTACAACACCACCAAATTATTGGTATTTAAATAGAGAAAATTATTTAAATAGATACCATCGTTTTAATTTTAGAAAAGATATTTTATTAAAAGAAGGATTTAATAAAATTCAAACAGAATGGGAAATTATGAAATTAAAAAATTATGATAGAATTTGGGATTGTGGATCAATGAAATTTGAACTAAATTTATTATAACACCAATAGGTGACTCATTTAAAAAAGACCTTGATTTATTTCAAGGTCTTTTTTTTTACTTTTTTTTATAAAATTAATTTATACTGGACCATTATAAAATACTAGAACTAGATATACTAGAACTAGATATACTAGAACTAGATATACTAGAACTAGATATACTGGGTACCTAACAAATATAAATAAAAAAATTCAAATAAAAAAGTATTAAATAAAATAAATAAAATATTTTCAAAAATCACATATTTATAATAAAAGAATAAAATAAACTAAAACAAAAAAATAAAAAAAATGGCAGATTTATTAATGAAAATGCCGGTTCCATATGAACCGTTAAGAGTAAACAGATTTATATTGAGATTCCCAACTTCATTAGGGATTAATGAATGGTTTGTTACTTCAACATCAAGACCTAAAGCAAAAATAAATTCAGTAGCAATTCCATTTTTAAATACTTCAACATATGTTGCTGGTAGATTTGAATGGGAAGAAATGCAAGTTACATTTAAAGACCCAATTGGACCATCTGCATCTCAAGCATTAATGGAATGGTTTCGTTTACATGCGGAATCAGTAACAGGACGTATGGGATATGCTGCTGGTTATAAAAAAGACATTGAACTTGAAATGTTAGATCCAACAGGTGTTGTTGTTCAAAAATGGATACTTCAAGGTACATTCATGACAGGATTTGATGGTCAAGCTTTAGATTACTCAAGAGATGAAATTGCAACTATTCAAGTAGGTTTACGCCCGGATAGATGTATACTTGTCTACTAGTTTTTTACAAAAATATATCTATCGGGTTTACATTTTACTATTATTTCCATATATTTATCTAAAAAGGTAGATATATGGAAATTTTTATTTGTAAGATATGTAAAAAAGAGTTTAATAGTTTATTAGGTGTTTCAAATCATTCTAATAGATTTCATAACATAAGTCCTAAAATGACATATATTGATTTTGTTTTGAATAATGTAGAACCTAAATGTGAATGTGGTTGTGGTGAAAAAACAAAATTTTTAACTATAAATAAAGGTTTTAGTAAGTTTATTTCTGGACATAATAGTTCCACATCAAATAATAACTTTCATAAAAACCCTGAAAGTAAAATTAAATCGGCAAAGACACAATCTGAAAATTGGAGTAAAGGTATGTATCGTAGATGGTGGGAAGAGGATACTGAAGATACTAAACAAAAAATTGAAGGGATAAAAGAAAAATTAAGAAACGACAAAGTAAGAGGTAAGAAAATATCTGATAAATTATCAGGTGTACCTAAAACAGAAGAAAGTAAAATTAAAAATTCGTTATCTCAAATCGAAAGATATAAAAATAACCCCCAATTAAAAATTGATGCATCTAAAAGAAAACTAATTTGGATGAGAAATAATTCAAAAGTTAAAACATCTAAATTAGAAATTATTTTCTCTAAAATTTTAGATGATCTTGGTTTAATAAAAGATGTTGATTATATACATAATTATTTAATATCTGAAATTAAAACTTTTTTTGATTTTTATTTTATTAATAAAAAAATATTAATTGAAGTTGATGGTGATTTTTATCATTGTAATCCAAATAGTAAATTTTCAATTCCAAAATACGAAATACAAAATAAAAACATATCAAATGATAAAAGGAAAAATACATGGTGTAAAAATCATAATATCATATTAATTCGTTATTGGGAAAAAGATATAAATGAAAACCCTGAATATGTAATAAAAGATTTAAAAGAAAAATTAGGTATTTGATTTTTTTACAAAAATATATTTCAAATTATACGAATTCCCATATTTTATATGGGAATTTTTTATTTATAAAAAAAATTCTTTACTTTCAACTATATATTAATTAAATTAATGTATTATGGAAGAATTAAAGATTGACCCAAGAGTTGCTTATGATGTAGTAGAACTACCGAGCAAAGGTATTCATTACCCAAACAAAAAGAAATCAGTTAGAGTTGCGTATTTAACTGCTGCAGATGAAAATATCTTATCTGCACCGAATTTTATAAATTCAGATTCAATGATTGGTGAATTGTTGAAAAGAAAAGTATTAGATAGAGATATTGATACTGATGATTTAGTTGAAGAAGATATTCAAACTATTCTTATCTTTTTAAGAAATACTGCTTTTGGTAGTGAATATGAAATTACCACTACTGATCCTAAAACAAATAAACCTTTCAATACTAAAATTGATTTGGGTTCATTGAAAGTAAAAGACTTTAATTTAGTTGGAAATAGTGACGATGAGTTTTCATATTATTTTGAAAAATCTAAAGTTGATATTACTTTTAAATTTTTAAATAAAAAACAAGAAAGAGAAATTGAAAAAATTAAAACAGGTTGGAATGGTTTAGGTGCACCACCTATTGTTACAAAAAGATTGGAATTTATGATTAAATCCATAGGAGGAAATAAAGACCAATTAAATATTAGAAATTTAGTTGAAAATTTACCAATTAAGGATTCACAAGATTTTAGAAAATTTGTTGAAGAAAATAAACCAGGTTTAGACCTAACACAAACTGTAACAACCCCATCAGGAGAGAATATCCAAGTAAATATTGGATTTGGGGTAGAATTCTTTCTCCCTTTCTTCGGACTATAAGGTATCACAATTAAATGAAATTTTATTATTAGTTACTAGAGGTTTTAGTTATTCTGATTTATTAATAATGCCAATCTATGTAAGAAGGTTTTATATTAATCAATTAATAGTAAATAAAAATTAATCTATTTATTAATAAATTACTTAACTATGACTATAGATGAAATAATTGATTTGGTTAATAAATCTAAAAATGAAAATGATTTTATTGCAAATTTAAGAGATAAAAAAGATCTTGTTTCAGATGAAAAAGCTAGACGTTTTTACAATCAACATAAAATTAAAACAGAACCAAATAAAAGTACGGGAGGTTCTAATAATTCTAGTAATAGTGATACGGTTGGTGATTTTGCAGGTGGGTTAAATGATATATTAGATAAATTCCAAACAAAATCTAGATATAGTAATCCAGATTCAAATACGGGAAATATTAGTGATATTTTAAAAACTATAGAAAAAGGTGGTGTATCTTGGAGTACTGTACTTGGCACTATAAAACTATCAATGGGTGCTATTGTTGATCAGATTGCAAAAGAAAGTGACTTACATACTAATATAAATGAATCTTTAGGTGTCACTGGAAAATTATCAGAAGACACAAGGGATGCAATTATTCAATCTTCAGTACATGCGAAAGAATTTGGTTATGGTTTAGAAGACGTTGCAAGTTTATCCAAAAGTATTGGAGAATCAACGGGCAAATTTAATATGTTATCTGATCAACAAATGAATAAGGCGGAAGAAACTGCAAGGGCATTTGTTGGTACTTTAAATCAAATGGGTGAAACATTTAATCAATTTGAACAAGTTGGTATTGGGGCAACAAAGGCGATGGAAGATATCAATAATGCCGGTCTAACATCATTACATTTAGGATTAAATGCGAAAAAAACAGTTAAAGATATAAGTGAAAACTTAGGTAAATTAAATGAATATGGTTTCAAGAATGGTGTTCAAGGTTTAGCTGAAATGTCAAGAAAGTCAACTGAGTTCAGAATGAGTATGTCCGAAGTTTTTAAAGTTGCGGATAAAGTAATGAGCCCAGAAGGTGCGATTGATTTGGCAGCGAATTTACAAGTTTTAGGTGGTGCAATTGGTGATTTTAATGACCCATTAAAAATGATGTACGACGCAACAAATAATGTTGAAGGTTTACAAGATGCTTTAATAAAGAGTGCAAGTTCATTGGCAACATATAACAAAGAACAAGGTAGATTTGAAATAACAGGTATTAATTTAAGAAGAGCTAAAGAAATGGCTTCTCAACTTGGTGTTAGTATGGGTGAACTAACTAAAAGCGCAATCGCATCACAAGAAAGGATGGAAGGGATGGCTGAGATGACATCTAAAGCGTTTAGTGGTTTTAAAGATACTGATAAAGAATTTTTACTTAATATGTCTAGAATGGATAAAGGTGAAATGAAGATATCTATTCCACCAAACCTAAGAGAAAATTTAGAATTAAAATTTGGTGACCAATCACAGGTTGCATTAAAAGATTTAAGTGATAAACAAGCAAATGCATTATTGGAATATAAAAAACAAATTGAAACTATGGGTAGTGCGGAGGACGTTGCTAGAGGACAATTTAGTGCTATTGTTAATATTAAAAATTCATTGGACACCATAATACAATCACAGATAACTAAAGGTTCTAAAATGGTTATGGGTAGTGGTGATAATAGATTAGGTCTCAATAAAAAATTAGGAAATATTTCAAAAAGTTTGGTTGAAAGTTCAAAATACGTACAAAATAATGTAAATTTACCTGAAACTGCTGTTGGTGAAGTTAATAAAATAATTAACGAATTTAAAAATAGTGAAATATTTAAAACACTTAGTAATATTGAAAATTCGGCAGAAGAAAATGCTAAAAAAATGATTAGTGCAGTAAGTGAGGGTGTTTCTAAAGGTGGTGAAATAGTTAAAGAGGCGTTTAAAAGTATGTCTAATATTACAAACAATATCACTAATAATTACAATGGTGATTCGTCAAGTGGGAATAAAGGTAATTTTTTATCCCCAACTAAATCTAAATAAATAATATTTTTTAATATTGTCTATTTATTATAAAACACAATAATGCCAAGTTATTTAGATTTTAATACAACAAAAGTTTTTAGGGACGCAGTAATAAATAGAACTTTAAAACAACCTAATGGACCTCAAACATTTACAAGTGCAAACTATGTAGTTCAAGGTACTAATGATTTTCCTGATATCTATCAAGGTACGGTTGAAGATATTAGACCATCTAAATTATTATTAACACAAAATAGTAATATTTATAAACCAACAAATTATTTTATTAACGACACAATAGGTGTATTACCAAGGAAATCTAATTTAACATTATATCCTTATTTTGTCTCAAGTAAACATAATTTAATTGGTATAATGACAAGTGGTGATGATACTACTGAATCTGAATTATATCGTTTTGCAGCACATTACATTAAAACTAATTCAAATGGACCTGTTCTTTCTAGAGTTACACAGAACTTGGAATCCGCAACTATTGGTAGATTTAGATTAGCAGACGCATTAAATGGTAATACTGCAACAGCATTAAACATATTAACTGGTAGAGAACCTTTAATTGAACCAAATTATAAAGTTACTGTTTCAAATTCGTTGGTAGGTAAAGCAATTGATTTTGTTCAAACAGTTGCAGGAACATCATTACCATTTTCAACAATACCGGGTGATTATTTAACTGACCCAAGAAACCCTATTCATTATAGACCAACACCAAGTTCGGAATTAGGAAAAGTTGTTCAAGATGTTACTGGTGCAATTGGTTCATTAATTGGTATTCAAAGAAGACCAAAAACAACAAGAAAACCATCTGATTTATTAATTGAACATACAAGTAATGGTCAATTAAATAGATTATATGATTTATTATCTTATTCAAAATATGCACCTAATTATACAACAGTAGCAAGATCACAAAATTCATCTAAATTATTTGGTTTTATTGATAAAGTTGCTCAAGGTATAAAAAATGTTTTAGGTACAGAAGCACCAGCTGGTAAAGCGTATATCGGTGATGATAGATCTGATAATGTGATAAATGCAATGACAGACCAATTCGGAAGACCTGTTCATAGTACATATTATTTAGGTTTAAAATTTGACCCAATTCAAACAAATTATTTTGAAGGGATGAAGGGATTAAGCGAAGGTGGTGATATTGCCAGTAAATTAACATGGTATGGTATTAATTCAAGAAAGAATAATAAATTAGGTGTAAATAATGCAAATTATAAAACATCACAAGAAAGTAAAATTTTACCTACTCTTTCAACAAATACAAATTTTAGAGAAGGTTCAATATTATCAGTAACTCAAGAGATACTTAACACAATGCCACCAGGAGGACAATCACGTACTCATGTTGGTAATGTTATTGACCAAACTTCTAGAGTATTCAAAGAAGGTAATAAAATGTTATCAAGAGGTTCTGCAATTAAATATACTGAAAAATTTACTGGTATTGAAAGTGGTGTTGAGTATTGTAGGGTTTGGACAAAAGATAGACCATATTATACATATGCAGATACAATGAAACGTAATGCTAACATTAGAAAAATGGATGGTAGCGTTATGGGTGGGGCTAGTAGAGTTTGGAATTTAAATTATGGTCCAATAAGTGTAAATAATAAAGATTTTGTAGGTTCAACAAATTTATTTCCACGTACAAAAAGTTCTAATGAACCTGAAAATTTTTATGCTAAAAAATATATGTTTTCAATTGAAAACTTAGCATGGAGATCATCAAATAAACCTGGGTTTACTGTACAAGATTTACCTGTTTGTGAAAGAGGTAATAATGGTGGTAGAGTTATGTGGTTTCCACCATATGATTTAAAAGTTCAAGAAAGTAATGCTGCAAGATGGGAAAGTAATTCATTTTTAGGAAGACCTGAACCAATTTATACATATCAAAATACTGAAAGAAGTGGTACGATTAGTTTTAAAGTAGTTGTAGATCACCCAAGTATTTTAAATTTATTAGTTAATCAAGAACTTAAAAATAAAAGTGATGAAGAAGCCGATAATTATATTAATGCATTTTTTGCTGGTTGTAAAGATCTTGATTTGTATGAATTAGTACAAAAATACAAAACAGTAAGTGCTAGTGATTTAGAATTGATAATTGAATATATTAATAATGATAAACCAAATCAAGATATTGTTACAGAAAATAAAATAATTTTAGAACCAATTGTACAACCAGAACCAGATGTAAAGGTAGATCCAAGTCCAATCAAAGTACCACCATTATTGGTTCATTTAAGATTCCAAAATGATTATCCAAAAATACAAGTTAGCGATACTGCAAGTAAAGATAATTATGAAACTTATTATAAAGATATTTCTAGTGATTCATTTAAGACTAATACAAAAAATCAATTAATAGATGGTATAACAAAAATATATAATAATAGTAATGATTTAAAATCTATAAATGATAGGGATATTTTACAATTAACACCAGGAGATACTTTATCAAATTGGACGGCAAGTACAGTTTCATTACTTGAAAAAGTTTTTACTAGTTCAGAAACTGGATATAACGACTTTAAACAAAGAATGAGTGATTTAAAGAATGATTTAACAAGTGGTTTAACGGGTAATATTAGAATTGGTATTACTTCATCATGTTCTGCTGTTGCTGATAATACATACAATATGGCATTATCTGTAAGAAGAACCGATTCAATCATTCAAGAAGTTTTGGCATTAATATCAACAGGTACACAAGACAGTAAATTAAACATAAGTAAAGCAGATTTACCTGTAAAAGGTGACACCGATAAAATAAAAGAGGTGGTATATACATTTAAAGAGTTAGGTTTTTCTTTAAACCCTGATAAAACATTAACTTTCACAACACATAGTAAAGGTGAAACTGCTGAAAGTGATTTTAGTGGTGATTGTGGTAAAAAGAATTTTTATAACACTAATTTAAAAATTGCATCACATCTTGCATTTGGTTGTAGACAATCTATTGTTAATATTGAAACATATGAACGTAAGGATCCCAGTACAAACAAACCTAATGGTAATGATCCTACACCAAATGATATTAAATTTAGAGAGATAATTATACCAGGAGGTAAAAAAACAGTAAAAGAAAAACGAAAAATACCTATTGATATAATGAAAAGAATTATATCAAAAACATTAAACGAATCTTTTTATTTTAAAAAATTGGAAGAAACAGACCCACTTGTTTTTTCATCATTAAGAGAAAAATTAAAATATTTTCACCCAGGGTTTCATTCAATGACACCAGAAGGTTTAAACAGTAGATTAACTTTTTTACACCAATGTATAAGACCTGGAGATACTTTACCAATTAAAGGAGTGAGTGATGATAGGGATTTAAATGCACGAAATACAACATTTGGACCTCCACCTATTTGTGTTATCAGAATTGGTGATTTTTATCATTCAAAAATCGTAATAGAATCTGTTGGTATAACATATGATGATAACGTATGGGATTTAAATCCAGAAGGTATTGGTATTCAACCAATGATTGCAAATGTAAATTTACAAGTTAAATTTATTGGTGGTCAAGGTTTAGAAAAACCTGTTGAAAGATTACAAAATGCATTATCTTCTAATTTCTATGCAAATACTGAAATGTACGATGAAAGATCTCAGATAACAAATACAATGATGAATAATGGTGAGAAAACCACTAAAGAATTTACAAGAGAGTTTTTAGAAAAAATAAGAGGTAATAAAAATACAGAAGTAACGCCAAATACAACATCATCAAAAAATGAAATTAATACACAGCAGTATATTGGAATTACCGATAATAAAACAGATGATTTAACTGGTTTACTTGATGGTGATGGTGGATTATTTAATGCCACAGAAAAATATTATACAAATTATAAGGTGATATATAATTCTTTATTAAAGAATTTTGGTCCTAAAGTAATAAGTGTTTTATTATCACCAAAATATAGAACAGTAAATACATATGAGGTATCGACACCGACATCAACAACTAATATTAACTTATTTGGTAATTATAGTGATGGTGTTGATTCTAACACTTTAATTAATGATTTTGGGGATAGTTGTTTAAAAACAATAAATAATATGACTGACTTATCTTCAATATTTGATTTCTCAAGTAGTGCGTTTAAAAACAAAGTAGGTTTAATTGCTGCATCGAATGACATTTTAAAGAAATATCTACCAACAATAACTAGTTCGAGAATAAAGAATGACTTAATTGCTGATACTGGTTGTAATGATTTTTTATCATTCAGAAACACATTGATTAAATCGTTGGATAAAGTTAATTTTTTAGTTAAATATCACTACGATGGAAAGGTAGATAAAGAAGGTACAACCGGAAAAAAGAATACATTAGATGGATTTATGATCGATGATTTTTATAATCAATATAGTAATGTTATTAATTACATAACAAATACTAATAGTTTATTATATGATAATTTAGATGATGGTATTGATTTTAATACACCAGTAGTTAGTGAAAGTGATTTAAAATCAATTTTACAAGTATTATTAGTTAATGAAAAAAATAATATTTTAAATCTATATAAAGCACAACCTACGACATTCCCAACAAAGGTAATTGATGATATTGAAGGTAATTTAAATGATTTTTTTAAACATCAACCAAAGTTGATAAACTTTAAATTTAAAAAATATCCAAAAAGAACAAATAGTAAAAAATTATCATATAATATTACGACTGAAGATTTAATTGTCGATCAGAATATGTTATCTGATCTAATTAAATTAAATTCATCAAGTAATGTTGAAAAAAATAAATTAAATTTTTATAGAAAAAAATAAACATGAGTAGAAATTATTTTAATAGATATCAATTTTTCGAAGAACAAGGAAGTTTTAGGATTGTACCTGGTATAGAAATACCAATTAAAGGCACTGACAAATATCTACAATATAAAAAAGGTAAAGATAGGTTAGATAAAATTTCACAACAGTATTATCAAAGTCCAGTTTTTGGTTGGTTGATATTATTATCAAACCCAACCGCGGGAAGTATTGAATTTGAAATACCTGATAATTTCTTATTAAGAATACCAAACCCATTAGTTACCACTTTACAAGATTACAAAAGTGCAGTAGATTTATACACATTATACTATGGCAATAAATAATTTAACAAATTCTGAAGAAATTTTAATAAAAGTAGATCAAAACAATTTAATTTGTATTGACCCAAATAGTGTTGTGGATAGTGATGGAAATGTACAACCAAGAGGAATACAACAAGAAAACTTAGTTATGTATGTTAATCTTGAGGCTGATTTAGTACCAAGAACAACTTTAATTAATAATGACAACAAAAATACTATGGTTAGTATTGCTGGTGGTCAATTAAATTTCATGAGAAATCAAAATGGTCAAGATTTTGATAGTACTTGGACTGACACATATACACCATATACCAACGAATCGTATGGAAGTCAAAATAAAATGTCGGAAAATGAAAATGGTATTAACCCACATTTACAACAAAAATGGTACGATACCTCAGCACAATCTTTTGGTATTGATAGTGTAAATATTACCATTAATTCTGCTGCGATTCCTAGAGTTAGTATTATGTTTATTGATGTTAGAGGTAAAACAATGTTTGAATCTCCTGAGAATTCACCATATAAAACATTTTTTCATGTACCTTGGCCAATATTTTATTTAACAGTTAAGGGATTTTATGGAAAGGCAATTAGATATAGATTACATTTAGTTAAATTTTCTTCAAAATATAATGAAAGTAATGGTAATTTTGAAATATCAACAGATTTTGTTGGGTCAACATTTGCATATTTGAGTGATATACCTTTAAAAGGTATTCTTAATGCTCCTTATATGTTTTCAAGTGAAAGTACCACAAAACCTGTTTTTAACCCAAGTACAAAGACATATGATAAAAAGGTTTCTAAAACGGCAAGAGGATATTCAATATTAAAATCAGTATATGCTGAATATAAACAAAAAGGTTATCTACCAGAAGATTTCCCTGTTAAAACATTAAGAGAGATTGCTGTTGTTGCCCAAACATTAGATAAACTATTTGAATCCGAAATATTATCAGAAGTTGTAAATGTTGAAATTTTTAAGGTATTAAAAGAAATGGGTGATACAATTCTTGCATTTGATAATGATGTCAAAACATGGGCAAGAACCACCTTATCAACACAAAAAGAACTAAAAAATGGTGATGATTATTATTACCTTTTGGGTACAGTATCTGACAAAACAAGTTCGGCAAAAATAATTGGTACAACAACAACAAATACTTTAGAATCTATTATAACAAAATATAATAAACAACTAAAAGAGACACAAACACTTGCAAATAAAATAAAACTAACAAGCAAAAATAAAATAGATTTAACTAAAGTTAATGTTAAATTAATTGGTGAAATTTCTAATTATTATATACAAGTTGGTACAAATTATTTAGTTGCGATTGATAAATTATATAATCAAATACAAGAAATACACAGAACATTTGAGGAACAAAGGGTTAAATTTGAAAATATCATTGAAGAAAAGATGAATGATATTGTTAAAGACCCTAAAAAGGGTATTGGATTTTCACCGACTGTTAAAAATATATTCGCTGTTTTATTGGCAAATGCTGAGGTTTTCATTAGATTAATGAAACAAACGCATGCTTCTGCTTTTGATGTATCTGAAAAAAGAAAAAATTTAATAAGTAATTTTTCAACAGAAACAATTGGTGAAAATATATATCCGTGGCCAGAAATAAAAAAACAAATTAATAACGATCAAAAAGTACCAGTTTATCCGGGTAATCCTGACATGATTTCTAAACTTAAATCTGATGATAGTACTTTATGGCCTGAAGTAAATTTTGTTGAAAATTTTCATGGCACTGCAACACAAAAATACGATCCATTGGGTGAAAAAGAAGGTGGTGTAAATCAGATTAATTATATTTTTGATTCTAATTCATCTGAATACAATTCAAGTAAAATTGGTTCTATATCTTATTTAAATAAAAATATACCATATAGTGAACAAATACCGACATCAATATTGTATGAGATTTATGAAAGAGCATATAATTATACTTTTTTTGATTCGTTTAATACTAACACCTTAACAGAGTTAGCTAAAATTGAATTTGAAAATTTATCAAAATCAATAAAAGAAAATGATGAAATTACAGTTCTTCTACATGATAAAATAATAAATAGAAATACGTTACTAACATATTTAAATACTTATTCACCATTACAGAGGTATCCATATTATCAAGATAATTTACCTACAACAGATTATTTGGTAAATGCAATTAGTAAACCATTTAAAATTGAACAATATATACCACATAGTGGTATAAGTACAGATTATCAATATCCAAAGTTAAATGAAAATTTATTAAACTATACCGTTGATGACGATAGAAAATATATTTATCCGTTTAGTTCTGATTTATATCTTTCATATCAAAACATTTCAAAAAATAATTACCAAACAAACAATATTTCAATAGATGGTAATTTACAAGTCGATACATTAAACGGTTTTATTTGTTCACCTAAAAAACCAAAAAATTGGGTTAAAATTGGTAATAATAGTGGATATACTGAAAATTTATTTAGTCAAAAATTATTAATAGGGTATAGTCAAGTTAATATTTTAAACACACCATATTTTCATAAACAACTTTATAATGATTTTAATAATGGAGTTAATTATGGAAAGTATGCTGGTTCTGCATATTTGTTATTAAATTCATTACCATTTTATGATTTAGAAGATAAGTTAAATTTTAATATTAATAAAAGTAGTATCAATATGGCAACATTATTCAAAGAGGTTGGTGCTACTCATATGATACCATATCACTTAATTGTTAAATGGGGTTCAATATATCATAGATATAAAAATTATTTATTAAATGGGGTTGATATTTTAGATGGGTTTTTAACAACAGGTAATACCACAACAGTAGTACCGGGAAAAACATTTTTTAATTATAACCAAACAGGATCAACATTTACATCGTACACTATATCAAATATCGATATAGTGTATTCAGGAAGTACATCAGACCTTGGAGTACATCCGTATTATGATGCCATTTATCATAATATTGTTAACAATTATGCACATTATGACATTACGACTGGTAATACATCATTTAATTCAAATGTAACAAGTAACATAATAAATGGTAGTTATAAAATAAATGACAGTAAAAGATATTGGACAAGTTTTGTTGATAATTCTAAATTTGATAGTGAAGATAAAAGATACACTTTTTTACCATCTAGCGGAGGTAATGACATAACTAGTAAAATTTTTTCAAAAGGATATTTTACACCAAAAACAGAAATAAATACTGAATCATTTTATGATGCGGAACAAACAAATTTAAGATTAATTTGGTCAGATGAAATTTTGGATGTGACAAATGAATTTAGTGGAAAAACTTTTCCATCATATGGGCAATATAATAGAACATATAATAGTGGAAATACAAATGATAATTTATATAGTATTAATACAAATTTTAGAAAAGTTATTGATTTAATTGGTACGTTTAGTCCTTTAATACTTGATGACTTTGAAAGTATTTTTTTAGAATTCGCAACAGAAAAAATTAATTCTTTAGCGCCATTTATTAGATTTAATAAAGTAAATTATTATAAATTCCAAGATTTATTAAAAGATATTGTTTCAGTTACAAAAAATGATGGAGATAGTAATTTAAGTATTGATGATTTGATAACACAATTAAAAACAAGACAAGTTACCAATTTAAAAGAAATTACTAATAAAATACTTTCTACTGAAAATTTATTATCTTTCACAATTACAAATCCAAAAGAAATAAATCCATACATGTTTGAAGGTTTTATTTTAGGAACAACTGGTAATACCTTTACTTATTTACCGTTTAATATCAGTCAAGTAACACCAATAAATTTAGAGGCAATTAAATTATATATTGGTGAAGATATAGATAATTATTATGTTAATTTCTTTAGTGTTAATAATGTGGAATTAAATATAGAAAATATTAAAATATTTAGACCATTAATATTATCATACGCTGGTTATGTTAATAATGGTAATGTAAATAATAGTATAAGTTTTAAAAATTATTTGGCGAATAATATATATGGTAAGAGTGCGGTAATACCAAAAAGTATGGGTTTCACTAATAGATTAAATTTTTTCTTAGATGTATTAATACCTCAATTTAAAAACTTATTAACTAGTACAACAAATAAAAGAATTGATATAACTGGTGGTTATAATATTGATGGTTTAAAATTAGAACTTTATAATTATTTTAAATCATTAAACGATAAATGGATTGCGGGTAATTCTATTGGTCAAAGAAATTTAATTGAAGAATTTTTATTTTTAGATAGGGCAAATAGAGATATTGGAGATAGGTTTTATTTAAATTTAGAAAGAATAAGTAATTTAATGGATGATAAAAATATTAACCAAACATTGTATAGTGCGATTTCAATTTTAATTCAAGATTCAGGATTAGATATGAGAGCGTTACCAGCATATGTTAATTTTTATGGTACAAATTTTTCAAATGTAAGTAAAATCACACCATCTAAAAATGTGGCTAAAAACTTATTTGGTACATTTTTAGAAGTTGATTATCAAGAATCTTCACCAAAAATAATAATTCAATTAGTTTCAGGAGCATCAAAACATCCATCAGATATGGATAAAAAGGTTTATAAGTTTGCCGATGATAGTTTTAATATTTCGAATATTAATAATAATCCATTAATTGTAACATTACCAGAAGTGTATTCACCAGGTGTGTTAGCAAAATCAAATAAAGTTGTTGCATTTGAAGTTAGTTTTGGTGATGAAAACCAAGGTATATTTAAAGGTCTAACACTTAACCAAGATAGTTTAAAGAATACTACCGAGGCATTTATGGTTATGGAAAATTTAGGTAGATCTGAATCAGGAGCAGGAACATATAATGTAGATGTTGGTTTATTTGAGTATTATAGACAAGCATCATATACTGTTACTGTTACATGTATGGGTAATGTAATGATACAACCAACAATGTATTTCTATTTAAAGAATATCCCTATGTTTAAGGGGTCTTATTGGGTTATGGATGTTAGTCATTCAATTAAAAATAATTCAATAACTACAACCTTTAAAGGGGTAAGAATGCCAGTCTCACCGTTTCCAGATCCTAAAGACTCATTTTTATCATCTTATAGAACATTATTCGATAAAATTAAAAATGTTGCAGTAAGTAAAGTTAAAGAAACAGACTTAAAAAATACAACAACAACTATTAATGTAACAACCAATCATGGTAATTTTAAAACAGATCCTGGCACATTGTTAAAATCAGAAACAATCAATATGATTATGAATTTAGATGCTGGTGCGAACGCATTTGGTGTACATTATAATGGAGATGAAAATGTAGACACAACAGTTCAAAGGATTAAATTTACAAATAATCCAGATGAAATATGGTTAAGAACAAGGGTAGTTAAAATGGGTGGAGCAAAATATGATGTAAAAGATAATAATGAAATGCAATTAATCAGTTTATTGGACGCTAACCTCAGAGCGATAAATCCTAGAAAATTACCTTGGTCTGAGGTTAAAAATACTGGACAATATTTCTTTGCGTGTAAATTTGATTTACATTATACAACTCCAGATTATATTGCTGCAGCGACCACAACATTTTATAATCCAAATACAAAAGGTGATATATTTATATTACAACCTAATTATCAATTAGATAAAAATAACGGTAAAATACAAGTTCAAGGGGCAATTGATATTATACCAAATAGTTTAAGTTATGGTATGGTCATGTCAGGTGAACTAATGAGAAAACTGAATTTACATGATAATGATGTAGTATATTTCAAAATGGAAAAAAAATAATTTTATTCAATTTTTGAGATATTTATAATAAAACATTATGGATAATAATAAATTAAACAATTCATTAGATAAATTTTTAAACCCAAATGTGGTTAATAGTTTTTCTAATAATGGAAAAGAACAAGAAGTTTGTGATTTACAAACTGGAGAATGTTATACAATAAAATCTAAAGACGGTATCGTTGAAAGAATAAATAAAAGATTCATTACCGAAGACGGTAGACAATTATTACAAGACTAATTACTATGTTAGAGAAACAATTACACGAAGAATTATTGCGTTACAGAGAAATCAATAATTACGGAAAAAGATTTATAAATGAACAAGCAGACCCAACTGAATTACCACCAGCACCAGGTGGAGACGTACCTCCTACAGGAGATGTTCCACCACCAATAGGAGATACCACAGTACCACCAACAGGGGATGTAGGAGCACCACCGACAGATACACCTCTACCTGAAGAAGATTCAACAGAAGAGATTGATATTACTGACTTAGTTAATATGACTAAAAATATTAAAAAAGATATTGATACAAGTAAACAAGATCATGGTTCGGTTATATCTAAAATGGATGATGTATTTACTAAACTAGATGACTTAGCAGCAAAATTATCTGAAATGGATGCGGTTATTCAAAAAATTGATCAATTAGGTGATGAGGTTAAACAAATGAAACCTGAAACTCCAATTGAAAAATTAGAAATGAGATCATTAGATTCATACCCATTCAGTCAAAAACCAACTGATTTCTTTAATCAGAAACAATCTGAAATGAAAGCAAGTGGTAAAAATGAATACATATTAAGAAAAGACGATATTAGTAACTATTCTAAAAACACAATAAAAGATACATTTAACCAAGAAAACGAAGACGATGAATATAGGTTCTAAAGTGAAATTCTTCATGGAAATTCATGCACAATTTAAAATTAACCATTGGCAAACTAAAGGATTTGCAAGACACGAGGCATTTGGCAATATCTATATGGAACTTATTGAATTGATTGATAGGTTTGTTGAGGAGGCCATGGGTAAATACGGTAGATTTACATTAGAAGGTGATGATCAGACACTTGAATTAAAAAATTTAAGTGAGATTGATGTTAAATCAATGATTAAGACTATCAGAGAAGCACTAATACAATTTACCGATGAATTTGACGAGACGGATACTAACTTATTAAATATCCGTGACGAAATGTTAGGAGAAGTCAATAAGTTGAGTTATTTGTTAACATTAGAGTAAGAGAAACTTTATTTTTAGAAAACTATTATTACATTTTTTTTATTGATTTTATTTTACTATATTTGATTTATTAGAAACATTTTTAAACAATAATTATGAGTACATTTGACGCGGTACTGGCACAGTACGAAAAAAACAAGAACGGTTCTTACAATGGAGTCCCACAGATGTCTGAAGCAGACAGATTAAAAAAGTATTTCAACACGGTTTTACCGAAAGGACAAACCACTGGTGAAAAAAGAATCAGAATCCTACCTACTAAGGACGGTTCAACACCATTCGTTGAAGCTTATTTTCACGAAATTTTTGTAGATGGAAAGAAAGTAAAACTTTACGACCCAAAACAAGATGGTAAACGTTCTCCTTTAAACGAAGTAAAGGAAGGTCTATTAATGACCAAAAGACAAGAAGACAATTTATTGGCGAGACAATATACTTCTAAGAAGTTTTATATTGTTAAAGTTATCGACAGAGATAACGAAGCAGACGGTCCTAAGTTTTGGAGATTTAAACACGCTTCAAAAGGAGACGGAATCTTAGATAAGATTGTTCCAATTTGGAGAAACAGAGGAAATCTTACAGATGTTAATGAAGGTCGTGATTTAACACTTTCATTATCACTTTTAAAATCAAATACTGGTGGTGAGTACACCGCAGTATCATCTATCATTCCTGAAGATAAAGCACCATTACATACTGATCAGTTAATTGCTGATAAATGGATAAATGATGAAATGACATGGGATAGTGCTTATGCAAAAAAATCTGAGGATTATTTAGATTTAGTTGCCAATGGTGAAACACCAAAGTGGGATGCTGATTTGAAGAAATACGTTTCAATGAACGTATCTGAAGAAACAATTGGTACACCAAAAACACAAACACCAAAAATTGTTGACCCACAAGAAGACGATGAACCCTCAGATGATCTTCCGTTCTAATTAAAAAAATAATAAACTTTATGGCATGGACTTATTTATTATATCAATAATATGGTCTGTGCCATTTTTTTCAAACAAAGAAAATGGCTACAATTAAGAAAAAAGAAATTGGAGATTACAAAAGTAAGTATTCAAGTAAAACAAAATATAAAGAAGAGAATTTTTACTTTTGCGGTGATGCTTTTTTTAAAGCGTCAGGTGTACCAGGTCCTATAATGGGTGGAATTAATATGTTTTTAGGACATTCTAATTCATCAAAAACAACTGCAATGATTTTATCTGCTGCAGATGCACAAAAGAAAGGTGACCTACCTGTTTTTATTATTACAGAGAAAAAATGGGATTGGAAACACGCAGTTGAATTGGGGTTACAAGCAACAAAAGATTCTGATGGAGTATGGGACGGTGATTTCATATATAACGATACATTTGATTATATTGAACAAGCAACAGAATTTGTCAATGAATTATTAGATGCACAAGAAAAAGGTGAAATACCTCGTAATATATTATTTTTATGGGATTCAGTAGGTTCAATTCCATGTAAAATGACATATGAAGGTAAGGGTGGTAAAATGCATAATGCGTCTGTACTATCAGATAAGATTGGTATGGGTATTAGTTCAAGGATTGGAAAATCTAAAAAAGAAGATTACCCATATTATAATACAATGGTAATAGTTAACCAACCTTGGGTTGATTTGCCAGATAACCCATTTGGACAACCTGAAATCAAGGCAAAAGGTGGTGAGGCTATATGGTTAGCATCTACGTTGGTATTCTTGTTTGGTAATCAAAAGAAAGCAGGGATTAGTCACATTGATGCAACCAAAAATGGTAGAAAGGTTACATTTGGTACAAGAACAAAAATATCGGTTGTTAAAAACCATATGAGTGGTCTTTCATATAAAGATGGTAAAATCATTGCAGTACCTCAAGGTTATATTGAGGACACAAAAGAAGCATTGGAAGAGTACAAGAAAAAACATTCCGATTATTGGAATGGTATTTTAACTGGAACAGGAGAAGTAGAATTCACAGAAACACTTAGTGAATTTGAAGTGGAATAGTATTTTTTTAACAATAAATAAACATGAATGTCAGTATTACTGGTAGATGGTGATAATCTACTCACAATTGGTTTTTACGGTGTTAAAAACTATTTCTATAAAGGACAACATATTGGAGGAATTTTTCATTTTCTCAATACTCTTAGGAGATCATTTGAGACTTACAACTTAGATAAAATAGTAGTATTTTGGGATGGTGAAGAAGGGTCTAGAAGTAGAAAACTTATTTATCCTTATTATAAGGAAGATAGGAAAACTAAAACTAAGAGTGAGGAAGAGATTAACTCATACAACTATCAAAGATCACGTATACAACAATACCTTGAAGAACTATATGTTAGACAAGGTGAGTACAAGTATTGTGAAACAGATGATAATATTGCATATTATGTTCAAAATTCACCTAATGAAAATAAAATAATATACTCATCTGATGGTGATTTAACACAATTAGTATCTCCAAATACAAAATTGTTTAACCCATCACATCAAAAATTATATAATAATAATGATATTATTATATATGAACATCAAGAAGTTTTAATTGAAAATATTAAAATAATTAAGATGATGTGTGGTGATAAGTCAGATAGTATTTCAGGTATTAAGGGTCTTGGGATAAAAACATTTTTATCCCTATTCCCTGAACTGAAAACAACTCCCCTTAGTGTAGACTACATTAAAGAAAAAGGTAATCTCCTTTTTGAGCAAAATAACAAAAGTAAGACAATAACTAATTTATTGACAGGTGTTACAAAACATGGTGTCTTAGGTGACGAGTTTTTTGATGTCAACAACAGAATAGTGAGTCTTGATGTACCGTTCTTAACGGATGAATCAAAAGAAGAGATTATAAATTTAATTAATGAAAATCTAGATTCTGAAGGTAGGTCGTATAAGAATACCATGAAGATGATGGTTCAAGATGGAATTTTCAATGTATTACCAAAATCAGAGGATGCTTGGATTAAATTTTTAAATCCATTTTTAAGATTAACAAGAAAAGAAAAAAACAAAAAATTAACAAGAACAATTAAAATTAACAATCATGAGTAACAATCAAGAGTTAACAAAGTTAGAGTTTCTATTAACATTGGAAGGAAACATTATATGTCAGAGGTATTTTAACGTTAAGGATTTTAATCCTAAAGCAACAAGGTCTATGGATTTACATGATTATGTAAAAAATATTTGTAGAAAAATATCTGAAGATTTAAGAATAAAAAGTTCCAATTATTTATGTGAAAATAAGGAATTTATCCTTGGTTTAGAAGATGTGGAAGATACGACCGCAGTGGAAAATGAACACTTTTTGTTGCAAATTAAACAAAATGATCATGTATTTATTCAAAGAATATTTCCCGCATATGTGTTTCATCCAAAGATAAGATATACAGTTGATATTCGTCCAATGTTAAAAACATTCTTGACGGATTTAACTACTATCATGTCAATGAAAGAATTGGAAACAACTTATTTGGGTTATAATTTATAATTAAAAAAACACTATGGAAGAAAGGAATTTCGGTTATTTGGGGGCAACATTTCAACAATCATTAATCAAAGCGATTATTGAAGATAAAAAGTATGGTGAAAACATCATTGATGTAATAGAATCTCGTTTCTTCGACAATAACGCTTTCAAGTTCATAATGGAGAACTTGAAAGAGTTATATAAATTGTATAATAAAATCCCTGACTATAATACGTTGGCACAAAAGATTATGGCAGAAAATGGTAATAAGGAATCTGCTAGAATCCACATTGACACATTAGAAATAATTAAATCTAGTGAACCAACAGAATATGTTAAAGATACCGCACTTAATTTTTGTAAACAACAAAATTTAAAGAGGGAACTTAAAAACGTACAAAGTATTATTGAGAATGGTGAGTTTGAAAATTATGCGAAAATTGAACAAATAATTCAAAAAGCGTTACAAGTTGGTATCATCAATGACGATGCAACAGATGTGTTTCACGATATTGAAGGTGCGTTAGAGAAAGATTTCAGACATCCAATACCAACAGGTATCGTAGGTATTGACAACCTTTTAAAAGGTGGTTTAGGAATAGGTGAATTGGGTGTAGTTTTAGCTCCGACTGGTACGGGTAAATCATTACCTATAAGTGAACCAATATTGACTCCAAATGGTTGGATGAAAATTGGGGATATTAAATGTGGTGATAAAATCATAGGTTCTGATGGTAATGAACAATTTACAATAGGGGTTTTTCCACAAGGTAATAGACCAATATATAGAGTTGAATTCACTGATAATACTTTTGTTAACTGTGATCAAGAACATTTATGGTCAGTTAATACTCTTAATATGAGAACAACAAAAATAAGAAAAAATGGTATATCTTTATATAAACCAAATAACAATTATAAAGTTATGAAAACATCTGAAATGATGTTGGATATAAAAAAACGAGGTAGATATAATTATCGTTTACCTATTGTTGAACCAATTAACTTTAATGAAAAAGAAGTATTTATTGATCCATATTTATTAGGTTTACTCTTGGGTGATGGTTGTTTAGGTTGTGGTACAATACAAATTTCAACTAAAGATGATGAAATATTCGATAATATTAAACATTTGAATATTCATACATCATTTAATGAATATGAAAGAGAAACATTGACCGGTATAAAAACAATAAAAAAAATTTCATTTAATTACAGAATTAAAAAAGATTTAGAAAAATATAATTTATTGGGGACAGAATCTAATAATAAATTTATCCCAAATGATTATTTATATAATTCATTTGAAGTTAGATTATCAATTTTACAAGGTTTAATGGATACTGATGGTTATGTGGATAAAAAAGGTGGTACACAAATAACGACTATTTCAAAAGAATTATCGTTAAATATTAGAGAAATAGTTTTATCATTAGGTGGAACATGTAATATAACTTTAAAACAACCAACTTTTAAATATAAAGGTTTTAAAAAGTTAGGTCAAATAGCATATGTTGTAACAATATCTTTTTCAAATAATATTGTACCATTTAGATTAATAAGAAAAATAGAAAGATTTAGAAAAAGAAAAAAATATATTTCACAAAAATATATTAAATCAATTAATTTTTCACATAACGAAGAAGCGGTATGTATAAAAGTATCAAATACAGATGAATTATTTGTTACTAGGGATTATGTATTAACACATAATACCACTTTATTAACTAAATTTGCAAATACTGCATATAATTTAGGATATAATGTACTTCAAGTATTTTTTGAAGATAATCCTGGTAACATTAAAAGAAAACACTATACAATTTGGTCAGGTATTGCACCTGATGAACAAAGTGATAACAAAGATGAAGTTTTGTTTCGTGTTAAAGAAATACAAAGTAATACAAAAGGTTCAATTAAATTATTGAAATTACAATCTGATGGTGTAACAATTTCTGAAATTAAATCTAAAATCAGAAAGATGTGTTCAGACGGGTTTAAGGTCGATTTATTGTTAATTGATTATATTGATTGTATTTCACCTGAAAGATCCGTTAATGGTGATGAATGGAAGGGAGAAGGTTCAATTATGAGACAATTGGAATCTATGACAAGTGAATTTGAGATGGCGGTATGGACTGCAACACAAGGTAATCGGTGCGTTTGGATTAAAACAATTGTTGATGTTGAAAGTAAAGGTAAAATAGAAATTAAAGACATTTCTGTAGGTGATAAAATTTTAACGCACATTGGATTTAAAGAAGTAACATATGTTTCACCAATACAAACACAACCAACATATAAAATTAAAACAAAAAGCGGTAAAGAAATTATTGTATCAGATAAACATTTATTTCCTGTTAATTATAATAAATATAAATCAATACGTTCTGGATTATCTGTAGGTGATAAATTATTAATAAAACAATAAAATAAAAAAAAAATATGTTAAAACATGAATTAAATTTAAACGATTTTATTTTAGATGAAATCGTTAGTATCGAGTTAGAGGGTGAAAATGAAACAATTGATATATCTGTTGATGAAACTGAGTTGTTTTTTGCAAACGACATATATACACATAATTCATCAATTTCATCTGAAGTTGTTACCGCAGATCAAATGGGTGGTTCTATTAAGAAGGCACAAATTGGTCACGTTATCTTATCTATCGGTAAAACATTAGAACAAAAAGATCACAATTTGGCAACTTTAACATTACTTAAATCTCGTATTGGTAAAGATGGTGTAGTTTTTCAGAACTGTAAATTCAATAACGAATATTTAGATATAGATACTGAGATGCAAAACACTCTATTAGGTCATGAAGAAGAGAAGTCAAAAAATAATATTAATAGAGCTAGAGAGGCGTATCAAAGAAGAAATCAAATTGCAAATAATTAAAAAACAAATATAACATGAAAAAAAAGGGAATTTTTAATAAACGAGTCAACATTTTACCATACGATTATCCATCACTTTTATTGTATAAAGACGCTATAAGACATTCATATTGGATAGATACAGAGTATAATTTTACCACTGACATAAATGATTATATGGTTAATATAACAGAAAATGAAAAGGATGTGATTAAAAAAACAATGTTAGCTATTGCACAAATAGAAGTCAATGTTAAAACATTTTGGGCGGATATGTATAAAAGAATGCCAATTACTGAAATTGGTGATGTTGGTATGACATTTGCCGAATGTCATGTTGAAGGAACTGAAATTTTAACACCTCAAGGTTGGGTTGATTTTAATAAAATTAATATTGGTGATGAAGTGATACAATTCAATCCTGATAATACTTTAAATGTAACCATAGTAAATAATAAAACATATGAAAATTATAATGGTATTGTACATAGAATTTATAAGGATAATTTAGATACAATAATAACACCAAATCATCGAATTGGATATTATAATCATAAAAACGAATTTTCAATCAAAGCTATTGAGGATTTAGGTGTAAGAAACGCTAACAATAGATTACCAGAAGCTGGAAAGTTAATTGGTGATGTTGATGAGTTATCAACATTAGATAGGTTAAAAATCGCAATACAGGCTGATGGTAGTAAAAGGTTTTTTACCAATAAGTTAGGTGAAAGAATTGATAGGGGATTAAGTAAAGATTCTAACACATATGAGATTTCAGTTAAAAAAAATAGAAAGAAAGAAAGACTTTTATATCTATTAAATAATACTGACATAAAATATAGAACATATAAAGAAAAAAGAGGTTATTTAAAAGTTGAATTTGAAATGGATATGTCTTTTAATTACAAAACATTTGATTGGGTTAATTTAAAAGATAAATCATGGAAATGGTGTAAAGAATTTGTTCAGGAATTATCAGAATGGGATGGGTATAAGTTACCATTAAAAAAAGATTGTAAAATAAAATATACAACAACAAATAAAAGTTGTGCGGATATTGCTCAAGCAATTGGTACATGTGCAGGATATAAAGTGAATTTCATCACTAGTGTTGATAAAAGAAGTGATAATTTTAATGATAATTACGTTTTATCTTTTTTAGAAAATAGAGAAAGAGTTGGATTTTCTGCATTAAAAGAGGAAAAATTAAATTATGATGGTAAAATATATTGTGTTAGCGTTGATTCTGGTATGATAATCACTAGATATAATAATAAAACATTTATAGGAGGTAATTCAGAAGTTAGACATAAAGACGCTTATGCTAGATTACTTAGAATTTTAGGATTGGAAGATGAATTTAGAACAGTTGTTGAAATACCAGCAATAAAGGATCGTATAAAATATTTGACAAAATATATAGATGGTACTAGAAGTGACGATGATAAAATGTATACGAAATCAATTTTACTTTTTTCATTATTTATTGAACACGTATCTTTATTTTCTCAATTCTTAATAATGATGAGTTTTAATAAAGAAAAAAACCTTTTTAAAGGAATTTCAAATGTTGTTGAAGCAACTTCAAAAGAAGAAAATATACATGGTAATTTTGGTGCTGAAGTTATTAATATAATAAAATCGGAATATCCAGAGTGGTTTGATGAAGAATTTACCGAATTAATTACATCTGCATGTAAAAAGGCATATAAAGCAGAATGTAAAATACTTGATTGGATATTTGAAAAGGGTGAATTGGAATTTTTATCAAAAGAAACCATAAAAAATTTTATAATGAACAGGTTTAATAATTCATTACAAAAAATTGGAATAGACCCTATTTTTAATGTTGATTTAAAAGAAATTGAAAAAACATTGTGGTTTGATGTTGAAACTACATCAACAAAAGAAGGTGATTTTTTTTATAAAAAACAAATTGACTATAATAAAAAAAGTAAAAGTATAGGTGAGGACGATTTATTTTAAAAAAATATAATGATAATGAGTAATAAGTACGAATGGGCAAATGAAGATGCCAGAAAATTTTTATCTAGAGGTTATATAACCGAAAGTGTTGAACAAAGAATAAAAAATATTGCAAACAGGGCCGAAGAAATTTTAAAAATAGATGGGTTTTCAGATAAATTTGAAGACTATATGAGTAGAGGTTTTTATAGTTTATCAACACCTGTTTGGATTAATTTTGGTAAAGAAAAAGGTTTACCAATTTCATGTTATGGATCAAATATTGATGATTCATTAGATAGTATTTTAAATGCAAGTAGAGAAATTGGTATGATGTCAAAGTATGGTGGAGGTACTTCCGCATATTTGGGTAATATTAGACCAAGGGGTTCGGTTATATCTACCGGAGGTAAAGCTGATGGACCCGTACACTATGCTAGAATGTACGATACGACTATTGATGTATGTAAACAATCTGAAGCAAGAAGAGGGGCATGTGCTGTTTACTTACCAATAGAACATAGTGATATTAATGAATTTTTAGATATTGGAACTGAGGGTAATCCTATTCAAAATTTACAATATGGTGTAACTGTTACTGATAAATGGTTGGAAGAAATGAAATCTGGCGATAGTGACAAAAGAAAAATTTGGGCAAAAGTTATCCAAAGACGTAGTGAGTTTGGTTTTCCCTATATTATGTTTAAAGATAACTCAAATAACAATACACCATATAAGGAATTAGGGTTAGAAATAACTGCGTCAAATTTGTGTAGCGAAATCCAATTGCCAACGGATAGTTATAATTCATTTGTTTGTTGTATCGGTTCAATAAATGTACTTTATTGGGATGAAATTAAAGAAACTGATGCTATTGAAATTTATACATTATTTTTAAATGCGGTATTAGATGAATTTATTCAAAAATCTGTTAATATGGCAGGTATGAAAAGGGCTTGGAGATTTGCATCACATCATAGGGCAATTGGTGTTGGTATTTTAGGATATCATTCATTACTTCAATCAAAGTTAATCCCATTTGAATCAATAATATCTAAATCATATAATCATGAGATTTTTGAGACATTAAAAATAAGAACTGAAACAGCATCACAAGATTTATTTAAATCTAATCCTGAAAAGTATAAATCATTAAGAGATGGTTATGCAAATACAACATTGGTCGCCATTGCACCGACTAAGTCAAGTAGTTTTATTTTAGGTCAAGTTAGTATGGGTATTGAACCAATTAAATCAAATTATTTTGTAAAAGATTTAGCAAAAATTAAAACAGTATATAAAAATCCTTATTTGACGAAAGAATTAGAAAAGTATGGGTTAAATACTGATGACATTTGGACAAGTATATTAAAGAAAGACGGTTCAGTACAACATTTAGATTTTCCAACTAAAGATGTTTTTAAAACATTTGTTGAAATTACACCGAAAGAAATTATACTTCAGGCATCACAAAGACAAAAATTTATAGATCAATCACAAAGTTTAAATTTAATGATCGACCCATCAATTCCAGCGAAAGATATAAATCAATTATACTTATATGCGCACGAAGAAGGGATAAAAACATTATATTATCAGTTTAGTCAAAATTCAGCACAGGCGTTCTCAAGAAATATAATGGAATGTGTTTCATGTGAATAAATAAAAAAACATTAAAATCGGGATATTCTCCCGATTTTTTTTATTTATTATCATTTCTATATTCATTATATTTATTAATATGGCAAGAACATATGGTATAGATTATCCATTTAGAGACAGTACGACAGGTGACTTTGTTCAAATGACTGAAACTTCTGAAAGAGAGATCAGGGCCGATTTAATTCATTTAATATTAACAAGAAAAGGAAGTAGATATTATTTACCTGATTTTGGTACTAGATTATATGAATTTATATTTGAACCTAATGATCAAGCAACATGGGATTTAATTGAATCAGAAATACGTGATGCAATTAAAAATTATATCCCTAATTTGGATATTAATTCAATAACAGTAATGTCCGCAGATGATAATCCTGATGTAATAATGACACCAAACATACTTGAAGACGAAAGATTATTTAGGGTTTCAGATGCATCAACACATCCATATACTGCAATAGTAAAAATTGATTATACAGTAAATAACGGAGCGTTTTCATCTTCCGATTTCATAATTATTAATATATAAAATGAGTAAAAAAATTAGTTATAGTGTTCGTGATTTTGCCGGACTAAGACAAGAATTGGTAACTTTAACCAAAGATTATTATCCCGATTTAGTAAAAAATACAAATGATGCATCGATTTATTCCGTATTATTAGATATTAACGCTGCAGTCGCAGATAATTTACATTTTCATATTGATAGGGTTTGGCAAGAAACAATGTTAGACTTTGCACAACAAAGACAATCATTATTCCATATTGCAAAAACTTATGGAATTAGGTTACCTGGTTCAAGACCATCCGTTGCATTATGTGATTTTTCAATAAATGTTCCTGTTAGAGGTGATAAAGATGATGAAAGATATGAAGGTATTTTAAAATCTGGAGCACAAGTTTCAGGTGGAGGTCAAGTTTTTGAGACAATAGATGATATTGACTTTTCAAGTCCATTTAATAATAGGGGAGAATCAAACCGTTTAAAGATACCTAATTTTGATGCAAATAATAAATTAATATCATATACCATAACAAAGAGAGAACCTGTAGTAAATGGTACAACAAGAATATTTAGAAGAGTTATTAGTTCGGTAGATCAAAAACCATTTTTAAAATTATATTTACCTGAACAAAATGTTTTAGGTGTTACTTCGGTTATACATAAAGAAGGAACGACATATTCATCAAATCCAACATCGTCAGAATTTTATTCATCTCAAAATAAGTGGTACGAAGTTAAAACAATGATACAAGATAAAGTATTTATACCTGATCCAACATCTGTTTCGGACAGACAAAATTTTAAATCAGGTATTTATCTTCCTGTTAATAATAAATTTGTTACAGAATATACACCAGAAGGATATTTTTCATTAACGTTTGGTTCTGGTAGTGTTGACCCATTGTCTAATTTAGATGATTATATGAATGGAAATATGAGAGTTTCCTTGGGTTCATATTTAAATAATCTATCTTTAGGTTCGACACCAAAGATAAACACCACATTATTTGTTAAATATAGAATTGGTGGTGGTAAAGACTCTAATTTGGGTGTGGATGTCATAACAAGTGTTGATACTGTTGAATTTAATGTACAAGGTCCTGTTGGGTCGATAAATAATCAGGTGATTCAATCATTAAATGTGACAAATGTTACACCAGCAGTAGGTGGTGCAGACCAACCAACTGTTGAAGAAATTAGAAATATGGTTTCATTTAACTTTGCAGCACAAGATAGAGCGGTAACATTAAATGATTACAAATCGTTGATTGAAACTATGCCTTCAACGTTTGGTGCACCTGCAAAGGTTAATGTTATGGAAGAAGATAATAAAATAAAAATTAAATTATTATCTTATGATTATCAGGGTAATTTAACAGATATAGTTTCAAATACATTAAAAAATAATATTTTATCATATCTTTCTGAATATAGAATGATAAATGATTATTTGGATATTGTAAGTGGTGAGGTTATTGATTTAGGATTACAAATTGATTTACTTATAGATAAAAATTCAAGTCAGACGGATATTGTTAAAACAACCATACAAGACTGTATTACTTACTTTGATATTTCAAAAAGAAAAATGGGTGACCCATTATTTATCGGTGATTTAATGAAAATTATTGGTAGTGTTAATGGTGTAATAAATGTTGTAGATATTAGAGTTTATAATTTAAACGGTGGACAATATTCATCATCACAAGTTGCACAATCATTTGTAGATAGAACTACTCAAGAAATTCAACAATCAGATATGACGGTATTTATGAAATCAAATCAAATTTATCAAATAAGATTTCCAAATACCGATATTATGGTAAGATTAAAAACTTTAGGAACGACTACATATTAATTTTAAAATTATTTATATTAATATAAGAAAATATATTTTTTTCTATTTATATAAATATGGAATTACAAAAACATAGAATCGCAACCAATATTGGTGTAGATCAAAATATTACATTTGAACTAAAACAAAATTATGATTTATTAGAAATATTAAGTATAAAAATAAGTCAAACAGATATTTATCGTTCATTTTGTAGTGATTATGGGGTTGTGTGTGGTAGAATTACCGCTAATAATGGATTTGGTATCCCAAATTGTCGAGTTTCAATTTTTGTACCAATTAAAGATATTGATACAACAGATCCAGTAATATCCGCATTATATCCTTACACTTCTGTTGAGGATAGGAATGAAAATAACTATCGTTATAATCTTTTACCTGCTAGAAAACAACACGGTGGACATAAACCAACTGGTACATTCCCTGACCAAGAAGACATATTAACAAGAGAAGAAGTTTTACAAGTATATCACGATTATTATAATTTCACAGTAAAAACAAATGATGCTGGTGATTTTATGATTTGGGGTGTCCCTTTAGGACAACAAACCATTCATGTGGATATTGATTTATCTGATATGGGTTGTTTTTCAATTAGACCATATGATTTCATAAGACATGGTGTGGCGGAAGACAGGTTTGATAGGTTTTATAAATTTAAATCAGATACGGATATAGATGGTCTACCACAAATAGTTAAATTTAATAAAACAATACAAGTTGTTCCATTTTGGGGTAATAAAGATATATGTCAACTTGGTATCACTAGAGTGGATTTTGATTTATCTGAAAAAGGTATAAAAATAGAACCAATATCATTATTTTTATTATCAACCGTAACAGATGATAATGGAGATGCAGTTAAAAGATCTGGTGTTATTAGGAAAAAAACAGGATATAAATGTAATCTAAAAACAAGAAAAGGACAAGTAGAGGGAGTAAGATTTAAAACGTCTAAAGTAATTGGTTCTGATGGTGTTTCTGAATACCCTGAATTAGAATATTTTGAACCTGGTGTGATTGATGAAGATGGTAGTGCAATGTTAGTTATCCCAATGAATATGGAGTACACATACACCAATGAATTTGGTGAACAAGACATCACAAACGATCCAAACAAAGGTATTGCAACTACTACAACTGCAAGATTTAGAGTTGGTTTAGATGTTGGTAATGTGTCAACATTTAAAGGAACTGAATCGGCATATTATTTAATACCAAATATTCGTGAATTTAATTTAGATCCAAAAGGTTATAATGATTATGGTGAATATAACGAGACTATGTTATCATCATACGTGTTTTCCGATGTATTTGAGGATTATTTTAGAGTACCAACACCTACAGGTTCAACGTTATCATTAATGACAAATGAACAAAGAAATCATAAAATGGATTTAATGTTGGGTGTAAATAATGATGACATACCGGAAGACACATTTTATAAATTTATATATGGTAAGGTTTATACACCATCATCTTTTCAAGGTACGCACTATGAGGTTTCAACAATAGAATCTTTTTTTGGGTTATCAAGACGGGATGCATTTTTGGGGATTAAGGAAATTCGACCAAATGCAGAAGACGACTGTTCCGGTAGTGCGAATTATTTCCCAACAAATTATGGGTTTAAAAATAGAATAAAATTTGGGTTATTAATAACCCAAATTTTATTATTTCTTCAATTTATTTTTGCAGTTATTTTTATTAAAATCTTTGAATTTTTAGGTAGAATATTTAGGTCTATTGGACAATCTTTATATGACGTATATTTTGGGTGGCCGTTTAATTGGAGACCTTTTTGTAGAATTGGTGAGAATTTTATGAATACTGCGTATGTTCTACAAGATAGGGGAACTAAACAGTTACCATTAACTGTTTATCCTGAATGTGAGGAATGTACTAGTGATACTGGTTCAGATAATAACAATCAAAATACTAATGATAATTTTTGTTGTATTGGTGAAGTAAAGTGTAAAGTCTTTGGAGTCGGAGTCGATACAGTCACTGGTTATGGTGATAAAGTCATGTTAATCCCTTTTGAAATTAGAACAGGTACAACAACTGGTAGTACATTTCTTAGCGGTATGACATTAAACGAAACAAGTTCTAGAAGTTTTTCATATACTGGAAATACAACGTACACACCACAAAATTTAGACATAAATTCATTACAACAATTACATGACTCCTCACATTTATTAGACCCAACTTTAATACCAGAGGGAGACTATAACAATTCTCGTTTTTATGCACATATTTATCCAATTATTGATGATAATATATTACCATACAGTGCAACTACAAAACCACAAACTGGTATTGTTAAATCAAGTACTTTTGCTGATAGTATTGTTTATTTTAATTATAATGGAGCAGCAGTTGAAATTAATAGTTTAATTTCGTTTGGTTCAAATATTCAAGATTATCCTAGTTTAAATATATTAGGTTTTCATATTGATGGAACAAATAATTGGTTTAATAACGAATCGTACCCCAATTATTATAATAGCGTTACTAATCAAAATGTTTTGGCAAATATATTTGACGTATATGGTCATCATTTAAATACCAATAATAAAACTGACTGGATTTCTGCGAATTACACTTATGAAGAATTTACTAATAATTTTGGTTTAAATTATGATAATTATGGTCAAAAAAGGTCAGGATCGAGTCAAGAAGACGGACGTTATAATGGTGCAGGTGTTGTTCGTGATCTTGGTTTATATGCGGTTTTAAGAATATATGATAGGGCGGCACCTTTAACAGAAAAATCAACGTCTGGAAATACTTTGTCAATTGAGACCGGATGTGAAAAATATGATAAATTATATAATGAAACAACATCATTAGCATATTTATGGGCAAATAGTAATGTTACATATGGTAACCCATATTTACCTCATAACCCAGATACCGGATTTGACCCTAACTCAATATACCACATTAACGGTTTTGTAATAAGTAAAACAAAACCAAGTGGATCTTCATACTCTGGTTATACTATTATGGCAGATATCTCTGCGAGTGAAAATACTGATAGGTTACCAAGATATTCTCCTTGGGGTTGTATCAGTAGTTCATATTTTGATAGAAAAACAAAAACAGGTTTATCGGAAGTAAGGGATGGGGTTTTTACATGTATTCCTGTTATTAAAGGAAAATCAAATAATTTCGATTTTTTATTAGAATGGTATCGTAGGAAAAGAGTACATTCATTTTTTTGTGGTGGGGTATTAAATTATTCTTATATTGATAATTGGTTAAACGGTTTATTATATATGTTTAAATTTGATTTTAGAATCAAATGGGATAATCAAGCAATATATGATTTAAACCAAAGAGGGTCAAAATTTCCGAGGGAGTTATTATTTTATGATGTATACCAACAAAAATTTTATTACAGAAGTACACCTTATAATCCTAATACTAAAACATTTACGGGTCAATGGGATAGCGGTGGTTTTAAAGGTTTAATAAGACCTACAACAGTATATGATGTTGGTGTTAGAGACGAATTTTTATATGAAATTTGTTATGACCCAAGAGTTGACCCATCGTGTTCTGTTATTAGAGATATTGGGTCAACATCATATCAAGATCCTGCAAATATACTTGAACATGTCATTGATTATAGAATGGATGTTAGTGGAGCAAAAACAAATGTTGAAGATTTTTTTAGTAAATCACAATGGGGTCCGTCTGACCCAAATTTACTTGTGTCATTAGTGGGCGTTGGTGTTGCTGGACTTGCAGCACCTGCAGTTACAACTTTATTAAATAATTCTAAAGTTTTGGATGGTGATATTACTCAATTAATGTCAATTAATAATGAGGTAGGAATTGAAGCGTTTGATTTAGATGTACCACATTATTTTAATTATAATAATGAATTTATGGATCCAGAAAACACAATGTATAGTGGTTATTTTGGGAATACAGGTTTAACAGGTCAATGGGGTCCAACACCAATTGATTTTAAATTAGATGCCGATGGTAGATTTGTAAGATTATGTTTAAATAATAGACTAGGTGATTACACACAAAAAGTACCATTTTATTTATGGGAAAAATATGGTGATGGTTTTGGTGCATCAGGTGGTTTAAGTGACCAACAAACATTTTTAAAAAACCCATCTACAATTGCATCAATGAAACTTCAAAGAATATTTTCAATTGGAAGTGAAACAGGAACAACAACTAACTACGTAATGGCAGATGGTGAGGAAGAATATATGTTAAAACCAATTACAAAAGATCATGACACTTTTAAATGGCCAGGTAATTATGGTAGTTCAATCGAAAGATTTGAATATATAAAATATAGTGGAACACCCAATTTATATTTTGGTGCAGCAAGTGGTGAAACAGAAGGTGATTTATGGTTAAATATTACTGGAGGGTCTTTTAATAGTGTAGGAGGTCCATCAGGAACAACATATGTCGTGGTTAATAAAACATGGACACCAATGGGTTATTATGATAAAAATAATCAAATATTTTTACCACAAACTGTTAATAATTACACAGGAACAAAACAAGTTTTATCAACCGGGTTTCATTTTTATTTTGGATTAAGACCTGGACAAACATCATATAATAAACTAATAAAATATTATGGTCCTAAAGGAGCATTTCCACCAGCAGAGTAATGGAAAATAAAAGAATATTATTACCTACTAAAAGGTATTTTAAAGCCGAAGAACAAGATATTAATCTAAGAATTAACTTAGAAAAAGAAGAAATATTACTTAGAGAAGGTGATATGGACATTTCATTAAATTTAGGAGATTTATTTGAAAAAGAAAGAAACCAATGTAATAACTATAAAATTTATGGAAAAATTAAAATGATTTTTCGTAATATGTATAGCGGAAATACAGAATATCTTTATCTTAAAAATAGACTTTATTTATTGACTAATGGGGCAATAAAAGGTGATTGGTCGGGTTATCTACCATATGATGAATTCGCATTTTTAAGAAGGGATTTATTAAGGGAACAAAACTTACCTGGTTCAGGAAGTACATTGGGGACTTTCACTCCAAATATAAATTTAACATCTGGTGATATCGGACATACAATTGTAACACCCATAACAGCACCATATCAGAATTGGAATTTATATATGACATATGTATACTCTGCGGACACACAATTTTCAATGGGTTATAGTTTATCTGGTGGTACTGACTTCAATTTTGTCTCAGGTGATGGAATCCCATTTAGAGTTTATGATAATGGTAATAGTTACACATTTATCAGTCCTGTTGAACACAATATTAATATTGGCGAATATCTTATAATATCAGGTGGGACATTAAATTATAGTGTTCCTATATCAGGAAGGACTTTTTATGTTGATGATATAGGTAATGAAACATATAATTCTAAAAAACATGTTATTAATATATTAAAAAATCAATTTTCATCTGGTACAACAATAGGTAATGTTATATTAGGTAAGAGATGTGTAAATATTGACGATATTGATGGAACTACATCACAATATTATGTACATAAACTTAAAACATTAACAGATATTAATGGATATATAATGGATAAAGTTGGATTTGAAAGTCCAATTTTTGAGGAAGAAAAAAAAGTTTTATTTGAAAATTATAATGGTGATAATGATGTAATTGTTGAAAGAAACAGGATGGAATCAGTTCTTTTTGATTTTAAACAAAATTTAACTTTAACTGGTTTAACAAATAATTTAGGATTAACACCAACTGAAGTTTATGTAACAACAATTTTTAGAAATGGTAATGGTTATTTTGATTATCCACCAAAAGTAGGTTTTAAATTTAATTTTCATGACAGTTGGGTTGATACACATTTTAGTGGTTCGTCATCAAATGAAACCGCATTAACAAGTATCGATTTTACAGGTAATACTAATGAATATGGTTACACTGGATATACTTTTAAAAGTGGGGTTACATTACCTGTTGGTACTATTTTAACAGGTTCATTTATGGAATATAATATATCAGAATTAAAAGAAAGAGTAATATCTGAAACTTTTCATAAGATGACAATACCAAAAAACATTTTTGATTATAATCAAGATAACCCTATAGTATATTCAGGATCATCAAGTGAAAATAAATTTGGATTATATTATCAACCACATTATAGAGTAAAACTAAGACAAGAATCACCATATATTGAAACTTCTGACACCAATAATATTTATGGGTTACCAGAGAATACAAAATATTTTGAAAAAGATGGTTTATGGAAGTGGAGAGATTTATACGATCATGGTTATATAGATGAAGATGGTGATGGAACAGATTTTCCATTTGTTAATAATTGTCATGCGGTTAAAGTAGATATAAATTTCTATTTAAGAAATGAAAAATATTATATTAATAAAAAAGATGGTATTATTGATTTTTATGATACAACATCAAATCCTAATTCAAACAAAAATATTATTTGTTAATGGAAATTTTACAAACAAAACAAAATTTAAACTTAGTTTTAAATGGTGAACAACATTTCAAAACAGATGCGGGTTGGCAAGAAAATTTAATAGATTTTGAAACAGAAATATTAAGTGATATTATAAACCCAATAGATAATTATGAAACTATTAGATATATACATAAACCATATGTATCCACAAATAATGTAAACCAAACAGATATTTGGTTCTATTTTTATTTCTTAGATAGTGGTGCAACATACAATAATGGTTTAGATTATAGTTTAGTTGGTATTTCTCCAAAAGATAATATGTTAATGTTAAAACATACAAGTAAAAGTTTTTTTAGGTTGGAATTTTTTAAAACCCCAAATGATGAAGCTCCTGATAGAAATAATCGTAAACTAGTAATGTCAAGAAATTTATCATTGCCATTAGGTGAAAAATACTTTTATACTGGTATTAAACATAATATTTTTTTACCAGTATTTACGGGTAGTAACTATAGAAATAAGGAGAATATGTATTTATTTTGGTTCATGGATGATAGTGCATTAACACCAAAAACATTAACCGGAAATACTTTTTGGATGACAGGTAAATTTTTTAATGCTATTGACGGTACTAAAATGGATTTCACAACAACTGGTTTAACATATGGTCAAGAAGTGGTGGAAACAAGAGATATGTACTATAAAATGGTTATAGATAGGACAGATTATTCATATCAAATTTTTAGATATAATGGAACAACAACAGGAGATAGGATAGGTGAATCAAATGACCCAATTAAATTTTATGAAAAACGACAATAATGGAAAATAAATACCAAATATTACATAATACAGGTATAACATCTTATCAAATACCAATTTATTTAGAATCAACCGTGGATGAAATGGGAGTTATGGTTGGATTTGATGGGGATTTAATGCAAGTGGAACAATTATGTAATTTCTCATATACTCAAACGGGTTCAACAATACAAGTTTATAATACAGTAGATTCTTCACAATTAAGACATATTGTTGATCAGGTATTCACAATAGATTGGGGAGATGGTAATTTATCTGGAATTACGGTTAGTCAAAACGTAAATCAAAATTTACCAACATTAACACATACATATAGTACACCTTCTGATTACACCGTATCTATTTTATTAAATTCTCCTTGGAATTCACAAACATTAAGTAAAAATATAAAAGTACCTAAAAATATATCTATTATAAATCCATTAGGTACTTTTAGTGGGTTCACAATCCCATATACTGATATAACAGGACAAACACAGGACTATATTAATAATTTAGACTATACAAATCACACCGGATTTACTACATTCTCATTTGCAGCGTTAGGTAGAAGTAGAATTAGTGAAAAGAAATTATATGGAAGTAACACATACAATGGTGTAACAGGCGGTACTACTGTTGATGGTATTATTTATAGTTCATACACTATTGATTATTTAACATATACTGATTATGCGGATGGGATAACTTCAATTACAGGAAAAACAAATGATTTTCAGAAAGAAGAGTTGTTTAATCAAATGTTAACAAGAAATGAACATTTTATTGGATTTATTGATGATCCAGTAGTTTATTCTGATATATTTGTGGAAAGAGGTAAATTAGGTATTATGGAAAATAATTTAAGATTAGGAGAGATTGATAATACTGGTGAGTTGGAAATTTATGGGGATAAATTTTTTAATATTAAAAAACAATAAAATTTATATTTATAAAAAGAGATAAATAATTAATTAAAAAAATAAAAAAATGGCGATAGGATCGTATGGAATTATAAGACCCTCAGATATTTCACCCTCAGATGTGGATATATTTTATCATTATACATCAAATAGGGTTGCAACATCTGCGGTTACATTAAAAAAATTAACATCATCTGATATTTTAACACCAGTATATCATAATTCAAATACAACGGATAATGTGAATGCACAAAATGTGGAAGTATTGGGTGGGTTATATAATTTAAAATTAAATTCATCTGATTTTGGTGAATTGGGTATTTATACATTACATATTAGACCAAAACAAATAAGAACAAGTATTACTGATTGTGGTATCTTAGCTTCATTACCTTCTGTTAGGGGATTAATTATTGATTTAAGTACCGTACCGACAGAAGATAGAAATAAATTTACACCACAAGGTTTAGTTGGTTATAGAATTGAATATTTGGATACAACAACAAATAAAAAAATACCTAATTTCTATAAAATAGTTACTTCTTCTTTTTATTGCACACCAATTGCATCAAATTTAACAAACACAAATCAAAAGGCAATTAGATATCAGTATAGTGAAAATGCATCAAACTTAATGTTTCTAACAATAACACCATCATCTGCACCATCTAATAAACCAAATACCGTTCCATTTATTGGTCAACCATCTCAAAAAATTATTTTAACAAATACATACGTTAATCCAACAACATTGGAAGTTGAAATGGTCGAATATGATACAAGTACATTGGCAAATGCGTTATATGGTAATCAAACTAAAGCAATTACTCCAGGTATATATACGATTTACGATAAGGATAATAATATCTATAAACAATATAATTTATATGAAATTAAAGATACCTTTAATGAGACATTATATGAAGTTAGAGAAGAAAGAGCAACAATTGATGAAACCCTAAACTTTAACACTATTACAAATGTATAATGGCAACAACAGTAAAACATAAAGTTCCAAGTCAGGCGGCAAGTGGTGCGGATACATTTAGTGATAATCTTGTCGGTTTTCAAATTACGGATGGTTCTAGTTTAATGACCGGAACTAACTTTGCAATTGATAAAGTTATTCCCGAAAAAGACTCCAAAAATTTTAAAACATCGCCATTTTCAGATTTTCTAACCTTAGATAAACTGAAACAGGAAAATGATGCCCCCACCACATCATCAAAACAAGAAAAAGATAATTTAGTTAAATTCAAAGATTCTAAAAATGATGCATCAAGATCTTTATTTGGTTCTTTAAAAAGTAGATTATTAGTATCGATAAGTAGAATTATTAATAAATTTCCTGCTGCATTATATGTCGATGCAAATAACCAATTAAGTAGTGAAGTTAATACAGCATTTAATATTTTATATGATGCTCACAATAACATAACAACATTTAGTGTTCGTAAATCAAAATTATATAATCCATTTGATTTAACATTGTCAAAACCTAAAAGTTTTCACTTACCAACTTCAGATAATGTTTATAGAGATATTTTTTCATCATATACAAAATATGTTGTTGATTATAATGGACAAACATACAATATTTTAAATTATATTGAACCAAACGCACAAAATATTATCACAATAAAGATAAATGGTAATTTATTTGGTGGAAATACAGAATTTACTGATTCATTTTTAATAAGACCTAATGATGGTGTTACTGAGGAATTTTACAATAATTTAGATGATTTGGAAGAAGTCCTTATGAATAGAGAATCTTCTCCAAAATATAAAATCACTTTAAAAATACCAGTAGACAGTAATGATGGATCAAGAACAGTAATTAGTGACGCGATTTTTTATTGGCCTGTTAATTATGATAATTGGAATATTAAAATTGTTGGAATTGAATTTGATACCTTAATTAGAGATTTAAGTGATAACGCAGATTTAATTGATGATTATAAATCAAACTTAATGGTTAGATTTTTAGCGTCACCACAATTGTTTGAATTTGACACACCTGAACAAAAAATACAATCCGTATTTCAATTATATGGACAAAGTTTTGATAGAGTAAAAAGATACATAGATAATATCGCTTTTATGCGTAATATCACCTATGATGGTATTCAAAATTTACCAGATATTTTATTAAAAAATTTATCAAATAATTTAGGTTTAGATACTATTAGTTTATTTGATGAAAGTACAATAGACCAAACATTATACACAAGAAGCGTCAATCAATATTCAGGAGCAACACAGGGAAAAACATTTATAGAATCGGAATATGAATTTTATAGAAGAATGTTAGTTAATCTAGCACACATCTATAAATCAAAGGGTACAAAATCCTCAATTAATTTCTTCTTAAAATTTTTAGGTGCTCCCGAACAATTAATAAAAATTGATGAATATGTTTATGAGGTTACAAATACCCCTAAATTAAAAGATATACAAAATCAAATTTATGATGTTTTACAAGGTGATAAACAAATAATTAATTTAAATTTTGACCCATCAGGTTTTACATATACAACAACAATTTTAACTGCAACAACAACATTTACAAGGTCAGATTATCCTGTTGATGAAACAACTGGTCTTGCAAGAAGAGCAAATAATTCAAAAAGTGATGTGTTTTTTCAAAAAGGTTCAGGTTGGTACGATATTAGTTTAAATCATAGAACACCAGATATTTTAGATACCGAAAATTCTATTTTAACGGGTAGAACAAAAACAATTAAAACTAAACCAAAACCATATACATATGGTGAAGAATATTTTAATACGTTTAGAACCTTACCGGGTTTAGATAGCGGGTTTGAACTTACTTCAAGAATAGATAATATTAAAGGGTCAATAGACGATTCTAAATCATCATATATTCTTAACAGAAAAAACATTAGTATTTATTTAGACTCTGCGAATGGTGTTAATTTTGACATATATAGAAAATCAAGAGATTTATTATTAACATTTGGGTCAAAAATATCAGAAACACTAACAGGTGTGACATTTCGTCCAAATACGTTACATCCACAAACAGGTGTGACGTTTGCTGAATTTGTGGGTCGTTTGTTAACCGAACAAATACCAAATTCTAATGTGGTTAGGTATAAAAAGAATTATATAACACTAGAAGACGCTTATCAAAGTTATATTACAAGTACTGATTTTACACCATATAATATCATAGATGTACATGAATTCATAAATAAAATGAGTCCATATTGGACATCGATTATTGAACAAATAATCCCATCTACAACATTATGGACTGGAGGTAATTTAATTCAAAATAGTGTATTTGGTCGTTCTAAATATGGTTATAAATTAGGTTGTCAACCAAAAACAATAATTGAAAATCTTTATCCTAATTTTAATACAATATTAATTGATGATTTATCAAATTTAATCGGTTACGAAGAAAATTTCAGAGGGTTAATAGATATTAGTAGTGTAAAATTATACCCTGTAATTGAAATAGATGGGGTACCATATTCAAGTACAACGTATAGTGTTAATGTTTCAGGAACTGGTAGTACTTTAGTAAATGCTAAATTATATGACTCAATTACAGATGTATATGGTTGTACAATATTAACGGGAGGAACATACAATATTAATAATAAATTACCATTAATATATGGATATGATAATTATTTTAACCCTGATATTGAAAAAATAAAAACATTATGGTTAGATGCGTTAACAGGACTTATTGATAATGTTATCAATACTAGATATACAGGTTATACCGCTGGATATGAAGTTTATGACCCATATTTAAATGCCACAGGTCAAACTGTAACAATAACAAATGACCCATTATTAAATTATTCGTTTTTTACTGATGTTGATGGTGTTGAAAAAATTAAATTTTCTTCATTGAAATATGGACCTAATAGTTGTAGTATAATGAAATCATTTAGTTTTACAATTAAAACTGAGTATGATCCATTCGTTCCGACTTGTTTATTAGAAATCATACCTGAAGTAGTTGACCCACAATATAATGGGGGAACATTTACGAGAGATATTAATATGCATACAGTTAATAGTGTTGGTTCATTAATAGATACCTTTCCATACGGTTTATACTTATATTCTGGTAATAGTCCGACATTATATAATGACACATTTTTTGATAATAGTGTATTTGTTGATCAATGTACTCAAAAAATAACTGGATTTACATCAACAAGTAGTATTGATTTTTTATATTTAGATGATGCAAATTGTCAAGTCAGATTAAAATTTACACAAAAATCAGTATCCTCGTCAAATAATGTTAGTATTACTTTTAAATCGGAAGACAATAGTGTACCAAATCCTGAATTATGTATTATAGATAGTAAAACCGCAACAACGATATCATCATATAGTGCGGTTACATTAGATGTGGTATATGAAAAACCAAGTAATTTTGGGTTTAAATGGAATTCAGTTGTAAGAACATATACAGGAAACACATTTGTTGAAACACCGGTTTATCAATTAAAAACAGGTAATACTATTTTAATTGCTGATTATATACCAAACTCACAAATTAATAGTCAAAGTATTGAAGACATAAATTCTAAAACTAATCCAACCAACCTTACTGGTGTTGCGTTTACAACAAGATATGTTGTAATAACTGGTATTACCACATTGGCTTCAATAAAAACATATACAGTAAATACGTATTTACCACCATATGAAGATATATATTATAATTTTAACGTATTACCTACAACAAAATTCAGGGTATATACAAGATATAAAATTGTAAATCATGAACCAATTTTAACCGATAGTTATTTTTTTGATTCAAGATATCCAGAAGATTTACAATTATCATCACCACAAATAAAACCATGTTGTAATTACCCAAATAATTATTATGTTAAGGGTGATCGTATCATTTCGGATAATGGTGAATTACTTGAAATTAAATCTGTAAGTTTAGATAATGGTTCACCAAATATGTATTATGACATCACATATAGTGGACAAAATTCAAATTTATGTTTATTTTTGGGATCTGATTCACGTAAACATGCGTTAGTTGAAAACACATATTGTAGTGGAGAACCTATTTTAGTTATTGGGGAGGTTATAGATCAGGTATGTGTCTTTAATGAAAATGATGAACTAATAATAGTAAGTTACGGTTCAATTAGTATAACTGTTAGTAATGGTTCTGGTACATATTTCTATTCTTGGTATGATGATTATGGGAATTTTATAAGTAATAATCAAAATATCGATGGATTAGAATATGGTATCTATATAGTTTATGTAACTGATTTATGTAATGCAACATCAGGACCAGTAACATTTACCGTAAGTCCTGGAGATAATTGTGCTGCATAATAAAAATTAAAATATGAGTAAAATAATAAAAATGAATTTCAGTAATCCATGTAGTGGTAGTACTATATTTACATCAAGTAATTCTGGTGTAACATACAGTCCATATCAAACTAATTTTACTGGTACAAGTATAACCATTAGTGGTAGTTCCATTAATAGTTTTACAGGAGTGACTTTTTATGTAAAAATTTCTGGTGGAACATGTGATACCGTTATACAACCAATAAATGTGTATGTTCCACCATGTTCATCCCCAACAGGAGTAACATCAACATGGTCAACTTAAATAAAAATAATAAATAATGGCATCAAATTTAACAATTAATTGGTCAGGAACTACAACAGGAAATACGGTTACTAATTATACTTTAGTATATTTTACTGGTAATACTACACCTATAATAATTAGTGGTATTCCATCTGGTACAACATCATATACAATAACAGGGTTAGATGTATATAGTTCATATAGTGGTTATGTGTTTAGTAATTGTTATAATTGTTATACTAGTACCACATTGAATTGGAGTGTACCTTCATTAGGTTGTAGACAAACTATTGTAAATTTCACTGGTCAAACTGGTATGACGGTAAGTTTAGGTATACAATCAGGATGGTCTATTTTAGAAGTTAGTGGAACAACTATAACACCATCAAATTCAGGGTGTACAAGATTTGACATTTATTATCCATCATATAACCCATCAAATCCTTCATTAAACAAAATTACAAATATTGGAAATGGTGGACATCCATTTAATAATAATGGAATTTATTATGTATATTTTTATTATACATATAATGGTTCAAATACAAATATTTTTATTAAATATAACCCATCACCAGATGGATGTTCATAAAATTAAAACAACATGGCAACAGGATTAACAATATCAATAACAGGTTTAACAGTAACATGTCCAACAGGTATAACATTCAATTATATACCTTATTCTGGTGTTTGTGAAACTGTACAAAACTTTGAAATACGAAAAACAATTTCAAATTTATGGGGACCACAAAGTTTATGGTTTGATAATAGGACAACGGATTCATATGGTGCATACCCAAATGGTAGAGTTTGGGTTGCAGATAATAGTAATTATGCAGGTGGTAATATATATTGGTTTGATCCGGTAACGGCAACAACATCATCCCATATGCATTATATATCAGGAGGAACAGGACAACCAATATTAAGAACAGATACGTTTTATCAGACATATATTGACACTTTATATAAAAGAATTTATTTTACCGGATATAACAATGCGGGGACGGATAGTGTGTATGGTTTGGTTATTTATGATATGACAACAAATACAATAACACATTTTCATGATAATGGTAGTTTTACAACTGGTGTTTCTAGAAGACAACTTTTATATGTAACTAATGATAACATATATGTTAATACCAATAATGGTATTCTTTATTACCCCAGAAATAATAACATCCCAACCACAAGTGGGTTTACTAGTTTTGATTGTGTAACTAATACGTTCGCACAAAAACATTTTTGTAATTCTAATAGTACGGGTGAAATTTATGGCGCATTTAATTTTACACAAGTTAGTTCATCGACAATCAATTCACCAATGATATGGGTAACCGCTTGTCCGTCAAACGGAGGTAATATTGGTATAATGAGTACGGATTTAAATAATACATTTACAGATATTTCTTTACCGGGACAAGCTACATGGGCAAGTTCAAAATATTGGCAATTTTCTTTTTACGATCAACAATATAATAAATTTTATGTTTCGGACGCTGGTAGTAATAAATATTATATTATTACCCCAAGTTCAGATAATAAATCAGGAACGGTACAAACATTCAATATTAATAAACTATATTTAAAAGGACATGACCATGTATTGATTGGATGGACAATAGATCCACAATCAGGTAAATTATATGGTAATTATTATTTATATAATGGTACAAATACCACATCAGTTCAAACTGTGGTTTATGAATTAAATAGAAGTAATGGTACTATTAAAAAAGAATTATCGTTAACTAATGGTGTTGGAAATTTACAATCTGTTAATGATGGTAATCAATATAGCTTGATGGGGTCAGAACCAAGTCGTACTTCGGGAAATGGTTCGATAACTATTTTAAATAACACCACTAACACCGGATACACAGGGTTGTGGTACGTAAAAACAATGGAGTCAGTTGATCCCACACACAATAATATAAAAACAGGTTTTTATGTATCAACCGCTTATACAATTACAGATTATAGTCGTTGTCATATAACCACTGGAACAACTTGTCCTACATATAGCGCCGCATATGATAGTGGTACTGTTTATTATGATTTTAATATAACACAAGATATAATTAATACTACAGGTTATACGGGTATTAATTATTATTTATATGGTAATGGAACATCTATTACATCTGGAACAGTTCCTATGAGTTATTATTCTGGAGGAACACCTAACGTTATTTATTATTATTCAAATAACGTTACAACAACAAATCAGGGACCATATAATATGGACTTTACATATACAACTTCAACAGGAACTATAAATTGTACCACTTAAAATTAACAATAAAATTAATTAATATATTTATAAAATATGAGTTTTTTAAATAACAATAATGCAGAATTTTTATCGGCAAGAATTACCCAAAAAGGGAGAAAAGCAATCGCAAATGGTAATTTTACTATAAATTATTTTCAAATCGGAGATTCTGAATATGATTACACAACACCATTTGATAATTTAAATGGTTTAAATAGTACCCCACATCAAAAAGTGTTTTCACCATTTGATAAAGAATCTGGTGTTAAATATCCATATACATTCGATTCAACAACTTATGGTACAACCTATGGTGTTCCGATTAATAATCAAATAACTGAAACAATTAGAAATGTTATGGGTCCTGCTGGATATATTTCCGATTATAAAGAATTTGATAATGTTTCTACTAACGGAACAACAATATATTGTCCTGTACGAGAAATTAGTAATATTAATTTTAGTGGAGCAACTAACATTATCCGTGCGAATAATGATTTAAGATTTAATAATTGTAAATATATTACATTGGTTATTGGTAACACTTTTGTTGGATCAGACCCAACAAGAAGACTTGTTTCGGGTAATTCAACAAGTTATGTTTATAAAGTTATTCGTACTTATGAAAGTAATTTATTTCTTGATAGAAATTTACCTATTTTAACTAATTTACCAAATGACATAAAAATTCAAGTTATATGTAATAGTTGTGAAGTTGAATATCCTTTATCATCAACATCAGGTAAGACATCACCAGTTTGTTTACCAGAACCAATACCTAATGGTGGTCAATTAAATCCTTGGACAATGAACATTGTTTATGATGATAAAACAATCGGAATGGATACCGGCGGGTTAGCTCAAAGTTTATCGGGTTACACTAGTAATGTTTATGTTTCAACAAAAAGTTTATTAGGTTATAAAACATCAACAGGACAAACATTTACAGATTTTGCGGGTAATGTACTATCTAAACCAACATCATATGTTAACACTTTAGGAGAAATAATAAATGTTCCATCTGAAGAACAAAGAATGATAGCAATTATACATTATTCTGAATTGGGGGATATTGTTAATGACCCTGAAAGATTTTATAAATATGATGATTATATTAGTACAGAAACATCCACTAATAATACTATTGCAACAGACACATACGGAAATGACATATCTGATGTTGAATATCTTGAAGTTTACATTCCTTTTATTTATTATCATAGAAACACGAGTAATACTATAGGTGTTAAATTATCAATAAACATGGATGATTCTAATATATATTATATTAAATCAAATGTTAATGATAAACACCATTTAGAATTTATGTATTTACATGACGAAGCTGGAAATCGTGTTGGTAAAGTATTTCATAATAATAAAACAATTGTTATAGATGACCAAGAATTGGTAACAATATTAGATTATAAATCAAATAGAAGATTCACATTACCTGCACCAAAATTAAGTCTTGTCCCAAATAATGACCTTCCTGAAAATTCACTTTTAGATGGAACAACTGGTAAAACTGTTTGGGTAACATATAATTTTTTAAATTATAGTGATGATGGTAATAATACATATAATAACGTACCTTGTAGTTACTATTCTAAAATTGAAAGCACCACAACCCCATCAAATATTTTAGTTAAATTCAGTTCAGATGAATTTACAAATATGGTTACTGCTTATACTCAAACAACTTCTGGGTATGCTGTAACCGATTTCCAAATATTAGTTCAAATAACATATACAGGACAATTACCAACAAATGATAACTGGACAATTTTTAATATGTATGATCAATTGGGTGGTACTGAGGCATTTACACCTTTAGATCCAAATAGTGGATATAATTATTTAATCCCAAGTTATATTAATGGTAAAACATTTACAATTAAAAAATCTGATGAAGGTGGAATATACGATATATTATCATATAGAGTAGATAATAATGATATAAGTAATATATTAAATCAAGGGGATGAACAACCTTTTCCTGGTAGTGTTAGATTTGTTAGAGCAACTGATATAGAATCAATGAGATTTATGGTAAACTTACCATCATCACAATTCACAACAACTCAAAACCCAACATATAGAAATGGTAAAACTAAAAAAATTACTGAAATTGCGTTGTTAGATAATAACAAAGAAGTTATGGTTATAGGAAAGACAGCAACACCAGTAACAAGAAGTGGTACTCAAGTATTTGGTATTAAATTAGATTTTTAACTTTACAAATATTAAATTATTATTTATTTTAAAATAATATCACCTCAAATAAACTTAAATATAAGTGGGAATATTGTTAAAAATTATATAAAAATGGAAAAAAATATTGAAGAAAAAATCAAATTATTTAAAAATAAACCAAAAATACTAGGTTTAGATATCAGCACAAAAGTTATTGGTTCAGCCTTATTTGATATAACCGGTTCTGATTTATTGGAGTTAACACATTTTTCACCAAAAATTAAACCGCAACCCGTTGATAAAATTGAAGAGATGATTAAAAAGGCAGATGAATTTAAAAAACATTTAATCAATTATAAAAATTTGGGAATTGTTAAAATTGTTATTGAAGAACCCTTATTAAATTCAAATAATATTTTTACCGTAGGTACATTGTTAAGATATAATACTTTAATTTTAAAAGCATGTTACGATGAATTAGGAGTACTTCCAACATTTATTTCAACATATAATTCAAGAAAATATGCGTTTCCGGGTTTAGTTGGCCCAAATGCAAAAGGACGTAATGTTTTATTCGGTGGTTATCCAAAAGACATTGATAAAAAACAAGTTGTTTGGGATAATGTTAATATTTTATTTCCAGAGATAAAATGGTTATATGATAAAAAGGGTAAACTAAAAAAAGAAAATTTTGACATGAGTGATGCCGTAACCGTGGTGATAGGTGCAATTAATATGATTAAATTAGAAGGTAATAAACCACCAGTTAATAATTTTAAAAAGAAAAGTAAAAAAATAGATGAGGACACCATTTAAATTATATAGGGAAGAAGAAAAAACATTGGCACCTGTTTTTAATATTGGAGCTAATTTTAGACCCCCTGGTGTTCATTTTGTTGAAAGAGATATTAATTATGTTCCTAATAGTTTTGAACCTTTAAGACAGAATAGGTTTTTAATTACTTTTCCACCTGAATTAAACATACCTAGTTATTTAGTTAAAGATGTTACGACACCGTCAATTAAAGTCTCAAATTCAGTACATTCTTGTTGTGAAGATATTATAGTGACCTTTTATGATTCGGTAGATTATTTAACACAAAAAAGACTATACGATATTATTACAAACCCTAAGTCCAATAATTCACATAATAATAAATTTACAATTGAAATGATAGACTCCATCGGTGATGTTGTATATAAATGGAATGTATATGGTTTTATAAGTGGAGTAGAAAACACATTACTTGATTATCATATTGAGTCTTCCATTGTATTAAAATTAACTATTGTTGTTAATTATTTTGAATTAATAAATTAATTCTTTGTGCAAGTTTAGTTGAACGGTAGAAGTGATAATACGTTTCTACCCATTTTTTTTTCTCATATTTTTTGTCTATATTTGTTCTTATGACCGAACAATTAGTAGATTATTCACCAGTGATTGATATTCTCGAAGACATTTTCGGAGATTATAAATTACATAATGATTATAAAGGACAAATATCTTTTGATTGTCATGTGTGTTCCCATGAAATTAAAGGTTTGGATGATGGTGATGGAAAAGGTAATCTGGAAATCAATTATAAAGAAGAAGTCTTTAAGTGTTGGTCATGTTCGGAAACACATGGTACACATGGTACACTATATAAATTAATTAAAAAATACGGTAATAAAAAACAACTTGGTAAGTTTCAATTACTAAAACCTGAAAGTAACGAGGACTCCCCAAAGAGAGAATATAAACCTGTTAGATTACCAAAAGATTTTATTAGATTTAAAGATGTAAGTGCGGGGTTTAAAATGACTCCATATTTCAAACAAGCATGGAATTATCTTAAAAAAAGAAATATAACCAATGAAATGATTGAAAAATATGATATTGGTTTTTGTTATCTTGGTGAATATGGTGGTAGAATAATTATTCCATCATATGATGAAAATAACATGGTAAATTATTTTATTGGTAGATCATATCAAAATAACCCAAAATTAAAATATAAAAATCCAGAAGCACAAAAAGAAGTTATAATATGGAATGAAGACCATATAAATTGGGATGAAACCGTTTATATAGTTGAAGGGGTTTTTGATAGTATATTTTTACCTAATTCAATTCCAATGCTAGGTAAAGTTTTACACGAAAAGTTATTCAAAAAACTTTATGATTTTGCAAAAAAAATTGTGATAGTGTTGGATGGAGATGCTTGGGATAATGCTGAAAAATTATACCATAAAATAAATTGCGGTAAATTAATGGGTAAAGTATGGATTGTAAAATTACCTATTGATAAAGATATTGCAGATTTAAAAGGTGATCTTAGTGATTACAAAGTTAAACAATTAGATTAATGGATTTAAAAGAAGTTTCAAAAGAAATAAAAGAATTATTAGAAAAAAGAAGACAAGAAATAGAATTAACCTTTATTGAAGATGAACATATCTATTTCATGAAAGATATTAATGGTGTTATTAGAAATGATTTTCCTTCCGTATCTAAGGTAATAAAATGTTTCCATGAACATTTTGATACTGAGGGTAAATCACTTGCCATGGCAAAAGGTGATTTATATGAACAATCAAGATTATTGGCAGAATGGAAATCGGCTGGAGATTATTCAACGAATATGGGTAGTATGGTTCATTATGAATTAGAAAAAGATACAATATCTCGTAATGGTGATTATAAAGAAGTAAGACAACCTATTTTTGAGTGTGATGAGTCACAAATAAGTAAAGGAGATTCAATGATTATCGCTGGTAAGAAATTCCTCCATTTAATGGAGGAAAGAGGTGCGGTTTTACTTGATACTGAAATAGTATTGGGTGATCCTGAATTAGAATATACTGGTCAACCCGATAAAATGTGGTTGATAATGAATAAAGAAAAAAATGGATTCGGGTTTGTTACTACAGATTGGAAAACCAATAAAAAAAAGAATTTTATTGCTCAACCATATACAAAAAAAATGTACCCACCATTTAACTCATATGACAATACCGCATTAAGTCATTATTATATACAGTTACCATTATATGCGAAACTCCTGTTGAAGATGTTAAAAGGTACAAAATATGATAACTTAAAATTATTTGGATGTATTGTTGTATTGTTGAAAGATGATGCAACATTCGAAGAATATAGAGTACCTATGGACATAATAAACACAGTATTAACAATGGATGTAAAAAAATATTTAAACAAATGATAAAAAAAATCGTACACATTAGCGACCTTCATGTTCGCACATTCTTATTACATGAACATTATCACAAACAATTAAATGAATTTTTATTTGGTTTAAGACCAAAATTAAAAGGTTTTGAATATGACGAAATAAGGATAGTTTTAACTGGTGATGTGGTACACCAAAAGATTAATATTTCCAACGAACAAGTTGTATTAGTTACTTGGTTCTTTAATGAGTTAAGTAAAATTGGTAAACTTATTATCATACCTGGTAATCATGATTTCTTGGAAAATAACATGAATAGATTGGATACCATAACTCCAATTGTAGAAACATTAAATAACCCTAATATAACCTATTATAGAGATGGTGGAATGTATTCTGACGATAATGTTAATTGGGTGGTTTATTCGTTATTTCAACACAATAATAGACCTGAATTTGAGTTAGAAGAAGGGAAACTACATGTTGGGTTATTTCATGGACCAATTCAAGGATTTACTACCGATACTGGTTATATTTTCGATGAAACTGCATATGATAAATTAAACTTTGTCGGGTGTGATATTGTTTTATGTGGGGATATACATAAGAGAGATATAAAATATTTAGAAAGAGAAATTGAAATAGATGAAAAAGATATTGATGAATATTTAAAAAAAGGTTGGAAAAGAATATAACACTAAAATTTTGTTGAATTCGCTATATTTATAATAAACAACAAAAATATGGAGAAACAATGCATACAATGTAAAAAAAATTATCAACCAAAAAATAAAACTCAAAAATTCTGTTCAGTTGAATGTCAATATAATTCATATAAAATTCAAAAAATAGAAAAAATAAAAAAAGAATGTATTAAATGTGGTAAAATTTATTATAAAATCCCTAGTAAATCTGGTTCAACATATTGTTCTAGAGAATGTAAAGATTTACATCAAAAAGAAATTTACCTTAAAGAAGGTAATCCTATTTGGGGTAGAAAATACACAATAATTGAAAAAAAAATTAAATCAGACACAATTAAAGAATTGTGGAAATCTGAAGAATTTAGAGAATCCGTTAAAAACGGACAAGAAATTTTTTTAAAAAAAAATGGTTATTGGTTTGGTACTGATGATGTAAGTAAAGAAAAAAGAAAAAAAACTTTAATTAATCGGTATGGTATTGAACATAATTGGTGCGGAAAATATGGTGAAAGAATTTGTGATAAAACAACCTTTGAAAAATATGGAAAGACATCTGTAGATATGTTAATTGAATATACAAGACATTACAATAAAAAAACAGATATTGAAAATATTTTTGAAGAATTTTTAAAAGATTTAAAAATACCATTTCAAGATAAATTTAAAATTTATAATAAAGATAAAATTGATTTTTGGTATAAAGAGTATGATTTTTTAATTCTAAATACTAATATTTTAATTGAGGTAGATGGTGATTATTGGCATGGTAATGAAAAAATTTTCCAAGACTTAACTGATTTTCAAAAATCAGTTAAAATTAATGATAAAATAAAAGAAAATTTCGCGACTTCTAATGGTTATGAAATTATAAGATTTTGGGGTTCAGACATTAAAAAAAATAAAACTGAAATAAAAGAAAAATTAAAAGAATTATGGGAAAAATTAAATTATTAAAAAAAATACCTATTATCCAAATTGGTTCATTCATACAGCAGAATTTTGGGGAAACAGTCAACCATCATGGTTATGGATTATATGATGTTGAAAGTAATGAATATACATTTCATGATGTTATAAATGAAAGTCCTTACTTACATTTTAAAATAAATGACATAAAAGATATAGAAAATGGAGAAGAAATATTACTTAACCTTGGATAATGAATTTATTCAATATTGTAAATTAAATAATATTGAAGATGTTGAAGGTAAAGCAAATGAAATATTTAAACAAGGTTTTACGATATTGAAATATGGTGTAACACCAAATATTCCAATACAAAAAAAACCTGAACCACCACCAACTAAGATGATAAGAGAAGGTGAGAAACCAGTGGTAATAGTAACACCAAAAAAAGATCTTTATGGTGAATAATTTGGTATAATAAAAATTTTTAATTATAATTGTAAAAAAAAGTATGAAAGATTTATGTTGTACATAAAATACAATAACATATATTTATAATAAAAAAAATGAATAAATATTGTATTAAATGCGAAACAAATAAAGATATTAATGATTTTGGTAATAATAAAAATAATAAAGATAAACATAATCTTTATTGTAAATTATGTGAAAAAAATAGAGCGAAAGAATATCGTTTAAATAACCCTGATAAACAAAAAGAAAGTAGTGAAAAATGGAGAAAAAAAAATCCGGAAAAACAAAAAGTATTTTATAAAAAATATATAGAAAAAAAACCGGAAATGCATATTACTCAAAGAATTAAAAAATACAGAGAAAGTGAAGTTTATAGAGAAAATGAAAAAAAAAGTAGGAAAGAATAT